GCGGGCAAAATCGCCCCCCCCCGGTGGAGACAATGACATAATTTTTCGGAAAGTTAAACTTATTATTCCAACTTGATAAGTGTGCGACGGCCTGGCGGGCGACCAGGCTCCACCTGGCGAACAGTTCACGGCTGCACACTTGACCTGGCGATGACCTGGCGGGTCGCACACTTTCCATCTTGCGAAGTAATAAGGCAACAAAGTGATAAGTGTGCGAGTTTTGAGGGTCGCGGCGGCCACAAGTGAACAGTCAATCGCACAGTTGCCATCTTGCAAAAGCCCCAGGAAAACTGCCGTTCTTATATATATGTTTTAAATAGTTTAAATATATATATATAACTGTTCTAAGTGTTCTAACTGTTCTGGGAATAATATGGTACTAGCGAGGCTTTTTCTTCCAGTGGGCTCTCCCCGGTCCCTCCTGGTGGATATATACCTATCTCATATTTTCCGCCGCACACTTCGCACAGTACCCAAAAATGTCGCACTAGTTGTGGTCAAAATGGCGGAAAACCGCCAAATTCAACTGTTCACTTGACTGTGCAGTTTTTTTCTGTTCGCTAATTACGGGTTAACAGTTGAACGCTAAGTGATTGATATCTATAAAGATGGGGCCAGAACAGACGATGATTAGTTGTATCGTAACGGGTTTCGCCCGGTTAGTTCTTGATCGGTTTATGGCTGGGGTCCGGCCTGGTGTAGCGTCCAGGGTCCGTTTGGTGAAATAGCCAAAGGTCTCGCGCACCTTTTTCGAAGGCTTCAAGTTCGGCTTGGTGGCGGGCAAGTAATTGGGCGCGGAGCGTTGGCACTGAGTCAATCAAGAGCGCCACTTTCCTTTTTCCAGGTTTTTGCCTATTCCATGACCAGGAATTAAACGTGGCACGGTTTATTCCAACACAATCTGCTATCCAGGACGCGTATTTAGCCCCGGCTGCCAGGTTTTTAATTATTAGCCCGAAAGTGTTGGATTTATTGGTCATGCGTTGCACCTTCCCTGTTGGCTTTTGGCACTTTTGAACGTGGTGGTCAAGCCCAACCCATTGATTTTGCTCACTTTTTTGTACTTTACCCATAGCTTTACACTTTGTTGGCGATAATTCACAACAAATGCAACCATTTCGTAAATCGATTCTAAGGGGTGCTACGCGCCCGGAACGGGGTGCGCCTATATGGGAGCCTAGGCGAGTACCACTGCGCTTGCCATCCTGGCGCGTTATAGGTCTGGTGGTGGCATTGGCGCACCTGGCGCGCCCTTACCTGGCGGATAGACAAAAGAAAAGCGCGCCAGGCGATAACCTGGCGCGCTCGAAAGGCTAGGAAAGCCTAGCCTTCTTGGCCGATATCCCCGGCGACATGAAAGCGAACCTTTGCGCCTGGTCGTTTTTCGAGCCTGGCGCGCAATGCCTGGATCATCTCAATATCCGAAAGTGATTGTTGACGGGTAGAAAGCCGTTTCCAATAAGGCCCAGTACGAAAGCCGGATCCTGCATAACATGTATCAGCGGTTTTGGTGGCGGTACCATGTAATCGGAACGCGATGATATAGGTTCTATTGCCCCTGGCGCATAATGGCGCGCCATCACCACAATTGTCGCAGGTTATTTCCTTATTCGTTTGGGCAGGGCAAGTAACGACTTGAACCTTCATACTGTCATCAGGTCCCTCTAAACCAACCCAGGTAGACTTGGGAAAGTCTTTTGGTACTACAACCGTGGTAGGTACGCCTGCAAGCCATGCCTTCAAAGCTTGTTCCATTGTATCGGCGGAAAAGTTGAAGGTAGTTTTACTTGGCATAGGCTTGAAAGCTTCATACCATTTTTTCCAATCAAAGTGACTGTACAGCCAGGAAACACCTCCAGGTGCGACGCAGTTATAGACTGCAGTAGCATAACCATAGTCTATTTTATCCGCGCCATATACCGGGCAGTGCGTCGTGCATTGCCCACAAGTTTTCGGGCATGTGCCATATTGTGAAGTATTACCCGCACGATAGGTAGTTACTACGGCTCCGGTCTTACCATTGGCGGACTTTTCTTGAATTGATATCGTCATGTTTGTAATCCTTACTTAGAGTTAAGAGCAGATACTGCAGACTCAATAGAAGCCTGGTCGTCTTTGGTACAAATGATGCGGATATCCTTGAGTTTAGTACCGTGATCCTTGTAATCGTCCGCTTCAAACTTTACGCAATCCCGGTCGTAATCCCCAAATTGAGGGGCCCAGATACCGTCTTCTAGAATTGCCAGAGTGTAATATTTGCGTGACATTTGGCTATTCCTTTTCACTTCTCTTGCGTGCCTTGTTCCGGCCAGGCACTTAACCAGGCTCCATAATGCCCAGGGTGCTGCCAGGTACAAGCGTTTTTCGTAACCCATTGATAACACTATGGAAAGTTAGAAATCGTTTCCGACTATATATAGTGTAAACGCATAAACCCTATCCGACCAGGTCATCGCCTGGCGCTGAGTGTGCCAGGCAACAAAGCGACCAGGCTGCAGGCAACAAAGCGACCAGGCTGCAGGGACCGACGAACTCGATCCGTTGTGTACCCCGCGGTCCTCCCCAAAAAATTTTCGCAATTTTGCCCACGGGTAATCGCAACACTCTGTACAACCTTCCATACTCCCAGTGGTCGGCTGTTGAAATTTCTTGACAAAGCCCTTTACCCATGCAGACCATTTTGTTACGTTAAGCCTCGTTCACTGGGATTGGTCCTCTCATGCATGAACACCCCCCTCGGGGCGGCGCTTCCCCCCAGCGCCGCCCCACCCCTAAACACAAACCCGCAAACAAGTCCGAGCGCCAATGGTTGGAAGAGACCGGGCAGTTTCTGTACGGGTACGGCTGGGTGGAAGCAATGGCGCGAGACCTGATGGTGTCCCTGCCCACGGTAAAGCGGTGGATTGCTGGTAAGGCGCACTTGCCAGGACCGGCCAAAGCTGCCTTAAATTGTTTTGTAAACGCCCGACGCCTGGCCGCGGCGCGGGCTGAACTTCTGAAGCAGAGGAGCCCCCTATGAGCGTGTCTTGCCATGCGTGCTACTTTTTTGAAGCACTCAACTCAACGTGCCGGTTTACCTCGCCGTCCACGTTCCATATTGACCCAATGAACCGTATCAATGCGTTCTGGCCCAAGGTGGAGACCCACGATTGGTGTGGCGAGTGGGTGGACAAGCACGGCCTCCAGGACATCCTTGAAGCGAAGCCCCATGCTCCGTTGCCCGCACCTCCCGAGCAGTCTCAGGGTCAGATCATTTCTTCTGCGCCTCCCGAGCCGGAACCCAGGAAGCTTGACCTTCTTGACGAACTTCCTCCCAAGCCCCGCGGCCGTAAACCGAAAGCCTGATCATGGCTCGCCCGCCGAAACGCAAGGCCGCAACCGAGGACAACCCGTGGAACCTTGAGATGGTCAAGGCCTTCCAGACGGCATTCCTGGACTTCATCTCGTACCTTCGGATCGACTCAAAGGAAACGGGGGGTGAAAGCCCCCTCGTTCCCTACGGGGCTCAGGTCCGGTTCCTTGACGAGTTGTTCGACGGCCTGTCGAACGACATCCACCACTTCGTCATCCTCAAGGCCCGTCAGCTTGGCATCACCACCATCTCGGTGGCCCTCGACCTGTTCTGGATGTTCTACTTCCCCGGCACCAAGGGGGCCGTGGTCTTCGACAAGGAGGCTACTCGCGATGAGTTCCGAGAGACTTTCACTCGCTACATAGGTAGCCTCCCGGCGACACACAAGTGCGCCATCCTGACCCACAACCGCACCGGCCTGTCCTTCGGCAATGGGTCCCGCCTCTCGTACCTTGTCGCCGGTCTCAAGAAATCCTCGTCCTCTGGGGGTCTCGGCCGCGGGCTCGGGCTCTCTTTCATTCATGCAACCGAGACTTCCAGTTGGGGTGATCCCGAGGGTGTAGCATCGCTTATGGCGGCGGCAGCCCAGAAGAACCCCAACCGGCTGTATATTTTCGAAAGCACAGCCAGGGGCTTCAACATCTACCACGAACTCTGGGAGGAGGCCCTCGCGGACGAGTTGGCGAAGAAAGCAATCTTCATCGGTTGGTGGGCCAAGCTTGACTACTCGTATGATCCACGTCGCAAAGCGGAGAAGGCACTCTTTGAGAAATACAGTGAAGCCTCGCTTACTGAAGAGGAACAAGAGGTCGCCAAGCTGGTCAAGGAGAGATACGGCCATGAGATCACCCTTAATCAATGGGCGTGGTATCGCCACCGCCGTTATCCAGATTTGCACGATCCCGATAATACGATTGAAACGGAAGCTTCCCAATTATTCCAGCAGGAATTTCCTTCCCACGAAGATGAAGCGTTCCTGCTCACAGGTTCAAGTTATTTTGCGGCTGCGGAACTCAATAAAGCGGTCAAGGCAGCGCAGGACAATTATTACATGGGGTATCGATACCATACCGGGGAAAGCTTCCTTGCCATGCAAATTGAACCTGTCAACTCTGCCAAGGCAGCTACGCTTCGCATTTGGGAAGAGCCCGACCCCAACGGGGTTTATGTTATTGCCGCTGACCCAGCATACGGTTCGTCTGACGAAGCGGATCGTTACGCAATATGCGTCCTCCGCTGTTACGCTGACGCCGTAGTCCAGGTGGCCGAGTTCTGCGACACCAACATCGCGACCTACCAGTTCGCCTGGATATTGATGCACCTCTGCGCCACCTTTGCCAACGCTCGCTACATCCTTGAAATCACCGGCCCCGGTGAAGCCGTGTGGAATGAAATCAGGAATATGCGGGCGACCATCGAGACCGGCTACCTCAAGTCGGACGCCCATGAGAAGGGCGTGAAGAACATCTTCACCAACGTCCGCCAGTACATGTACAAGCGCCCCGACAGTATGGGGTCCGGCTACGCCTGGCATTGGAAGTCCAGTGGCGATCAAAAGTCCAAGATGATGTCCGGTATGCGGGACAGTTTTTACCTCGGCCAGCTTCGCCTCAATTCCATGGAGTTGCTCCAGGAGATGCGGAAGATCGTGCAGGACGGCTTGACCATCAAGGGCGACGGTAGCGCGAAGGATGACCGTGTGATAGCCTGTGCGCTGGCAGTGCGCTGCTGGAACGATTGGGAACGCAAATCCCTGATGGCCCAGAACCGCACCTATGAGGTTGAGAAGGACCGCGAGACCCGGAGCCGGGGGGATGAAGTGAACATCTACACCCAGCACATCGTGCGGACTTTCATTGATGGACAAGCAGCGGATCGGGGCCGCCAGGCGGCGGATGCCAGACGCAACAGGCGGTGGGACTTCTGATGGCTGATACTGGGCTTGAGCAGTATGGCATAGGCGACAAGGTACCGACTGACTCCGGGTTTGATCCGGCGCAGGCGCAGAAAGATTGGTTGCAGAAGAAAGTCGTGCCGGACGACCTCGCCACCGGCAAGTCGAAGACATCCCAGTATTTGGACCTTCTGTCGCTCCCCGCCCGGCTGTTGACCTATGAGACCGGGGTGTTGGGTATCAACGCCGCCAAGGGCATGGCCGACACGCCAGAGACCATGGCGAAAGTGCCGCAGGACCTGGAGATGTACCGGCAGGAGAGGCAATCCGGCGGGAGCGGGGTCGAGTCCCAGAAGCAAGTCCTCCAGGATATGATTGCCCTGCAAGGCGCAGGCGCGCCGTTCGCCCCCAAGGGGACCGCGGTGGCAGGGACGCTGATCGGCGGCGCGGGACGGCGCAGGCTGGCGGGCGCTGGGAAGGAAGACGTGGTCGCTGACAAGGAATGGGCGGCACGGCAGATGGAGGCCCGCGGGGCGAGCCCCACCGAGACCTGGCGCAAGATTGGTCTGGAGCGCGGGTTCGACGGGCACTGGCGGTCGGAGGTGCTTGACCATGAAGCAACCTATAGCCCTGGTGCAGTAGCTTCTCGGGCAGCGCGGTATAAGGCCGGGACGGATGAAGGGGAACCTTACCTGACGGCCCTTCGTGAAATCCATGAGAAAGGCTATGAGGCCCCCATCTCCGAGTTCATCGATCACCCCGAGTTGTTCAAGGCCTACCCCCAGCTTCGGCAGATCAAGGTCATCGTTGACGGGCAGGATCGGGCGCGGGTTGGTAAATACGGCGGGCATTGGAACGCAGTCACAAAAGAATTGGTGCTGGCCCCGGACCTCGCCCCAAACTTGACGACAGGCAAAAAAGTAATCCTTCACGAACTCCAGCACGCGGTGCAGTCGCTTGAAGGGCTTGAGGGTGGGGCTAACGACGAGTGGATTCGCGGCGGGCATATCGGGCTTAAACCGGACGCCAGGTTTAAGGCCCGTGTCGAGAAGGACATGAAGACCCGCGACCAAGATTTTGTGTTTCCGCGTGGTAGACGGGACCGGATTTACAAAACCCTTGAGCGTAAGTTTGGGGTTGAAGGGGAACGCCTTCCGCGTGAGAACGTCATTCCACAATCCGTAAACATGACGCCCGAAGAAATAGACAAGCACATCCACGATGTCGCGTTGAAGCATATGGATGAAGAAGATGCCAAGGCTGCGGCTCAATATGGCCCTGGGGCTAGAGCCTATAGTGAGCAGGAACGGGAGTCTATTCTTGCGGAGCCTTGGGATTTTTTAGATGTATGGGACCCCAACGTCGTTATGATTGGGAAACTGGCCCCCCTTAGACGCCTCACGGCCGACGGTAAAATGTCATTCACTATTGTGCGAAGGGCTCTTGCACGGGCAAGAAACAGCGGTCGGTGGGGCGGGGACCCTGTCTCGCTTGTAGACGCCCTCAGTGATTTATACCACGACGATACCGCGTATGATCGGATGTATAATTTAAGCCATCGGGCGGCTGGCGGGACCGATGAAGCAATCCATGATATAATGCAGTCCGGGTATTTTGGCGACCGGACGTATACAATGAAGGGCGACCCGGCGGACGCGGCTTATATGTCCAATGCGGGGGAGGTCGAGGCCCGCAACAATGAACTCCGGTCCTTGCTGCCGCCGCAGTACCTCAAGCTGACCCCACCCTCTGCCACTGAAGGCGTCAGCCGCGACGTCCAATGGGGCAAGGCTGCCTGGGGTCCGGTTGAGCGCCCCCTGTCAGACATGGCACAGGACTCTAAGCTACAATCAATAGACCAGCAAATCCGCGACACGCTCCAGGCGTTTCAACAGACGCAGTTTACCACTCGCGAAGAAGACGCCCAGGCCTGGCAACAAGTGAAAAATACGCGTGATCAATTGGTCAGGGAAGCGAACGAACACCTTCATGCAGCAGGCATGAGCAAGAACCTGGAACTCCGCTATAACTTTGAAGGGTATAAATTGTACTTGCGCGGGCCTGGACCGGGTCAGACCGTAGGGGTATTCCCCCCGAAGCCGACCATCGCCCAGGTATTTGAGAAGATAGGAACGGACAAGGTCCGGCCATCCCGCCGCACCTCGGACGAACGGAGCCAGGCGGAAGATTTGCAAGTCGAAAGTATGCTCCTCGGGGCAAACAGGTCTCGGTTCGGTATAACAAACGGACCCAGCTTATCCGCCGCACAGAAGCGAGTGCCGATCCATGAGTGACACCCCTGGCAAGACGTCAAACCCCGGCGAGGACCTATGGTCCCAGATGCAACAGCAGTATCCGGGTATTGACACATCGGGCATTGCTTACAAGTACAACCCGGCTCGCAAAGGGGCGCAGGGATATTTGGAAACGTATCCGCCGCAAGAGGCCGGATCGCCCGAGCAGCCGCGACCTAAAGAGTTCCCTATCGATAAGCCGGGGGTGGAGGTCTATCGGACGGATACTAAGCCAAGCGATATCGCCGGGGATATTACGTCCCACATACTGATTAACAGCGACCCCCAGGTTAAGCAGGCGTATGAACTGTTTACAAAGTCGTTGACGCCGGATCAGAAGGATATACTCAAGGAGCAGTACGCTTACGCTCAGAAGAACGAGGGCGAGAAACGCCCCTACGACCAGTGGGAAAAGCAGACAGGTATACCCGCCTATTTTAGAGGGTATACTTTCAATCAGTGGCCGGACGTCAAGAACGATGACAAGTGGTATCACCCCGAGCAGCGCAAGTTGCTTGACGCTGTAAACCAACACCTCATGTCAAAGTCGGAGACTACGCCCGCAAAGCCTGATATCGTTTCCGCGCAACAACGGGCCCCCCTCAAGGAGCAAGACCATGCAGGACAATCAACGCCTCGTCCTTAATTCGATTATCGCCAGCGTGTACCCGCCCCCGGCTTTCACTGGCAGCCAGGCGGAACTGGACTCGATCACCGACATTCTGATCTCACGGGGCTATGTCAGCTATACCACGACGTCCGACGGTGACCCGTCGGGCGGCTTCGCCGCGACCGCTGCGGGCATCTACGCCGCAGCAAACGAGTAAGGGTCATGGCATTGCTTCGCCGCTACCAATGCCCCGACTGTTCGGTCAAATTCGACTATCTGCATCACCCCAATGCGGATGAAGACCCGGTGACCAAATGCCCCGCCTGCCACGTTTCGTTTCTTGAGGAACCCGAAAGGGCCGCAGCGGAACGTCTGAACTACGGCGGGTCCAATATTTCCCGGTCGGTAGACAAAACTTATAAGGACCTGGAGGAATCCAGTGCCATGCGGGCCGAGGCTGCGGGCGATCCCAGCTTGAAGATCACCAACATGCAGGATAACTTGCGTGAAGGCGACGTGGCCGTGAAGGCTCCGAACAATGCTGTGACGCAGTACGCCCAGCAGACCGGGCACCAGTTCTTCCAGAGCGGGACGGGCGACGGCCGCGCCATGGCGCAAGGGGTGAAGGGTACGCCGCAAGGCGGGGCCATCGCCATCGAAGCGATCCAGAAGCAACGTATGGCCGGTCCCGGCACCAACACATTTAGGAAGTAAGCGATGCGGATTCCGACAGAGACCAAGAAGTTCCTTCACTGGGCGCATGAGACCATTGAAGTCTGTCGGACATCTGCTTCCAAGCGGGCGCAGGAAGCGCGGACGTTGCGCGGGTGGCGCTACACTGGGTCAGACTCAGGCGAGCATAGTCTGTACAACTACCTCGACAGTCACCTTGAACGGTTGGCGTCGTATTTGTTCTCGCCTACCGATCTGCGGTTTCACCTTGAGTTTGAGAACCGCTACACCCCTGACATCCTTCAACGGGCGGAAGTCGCTTCTCGCATTCTTACCCGCGAGTTCGAACGGCGTGACATCGACCTGACCTTTGCCGACGGGGTGGATACTGCCTTGTCGTTCGGCGCGGCGATACCCAAGGTCCTTTGGGGGCACGGGGGCGTCAGCCTTCGTCTGGTCATGCCATGGCAGTTTGGCGTGTGGCGGGAAGACTTGAATGACTTGGGTGATCAGGAGGCTATGACCGAGACCGTCTACATTACGCTGGACGATCTATGGCGGCGGGTGTCCCATCTCAGGGACGCCCAGGATATTATGAAGAAGGCGCATTCGTGGCTGAAGAAGCGCCCGACGGATGACGACATCTCGCCTTTCCAGGCCCTTGTTCTGACTGGGTCTTCCCCAGCAATCCAGACAAGTCAGCCCTACAGCCAGCAAGTCGGCGGTAATGTCCTAGGGTCCGGGTCCATTTCCGGGTCGCCCGAGGTTGAGGTGCAAGTGATCCCGCTCCATGAAGTGTGGGTCATTGACGATGAACGGCAGGATTATTCGACGTTTCAATTCGTGGGCGACGACATCCCGATCAGCCGGATGGACAAGCGCGGCAATATGTTTGTCAAAGACTACCACCCCTATGGCTTCATCCAGGCCAATCGGATGCAGGGCTATTTATGGGGCCGGTCAGAATTGGAACCTTTGCTTAAATTGCAAAACATGATGACCGAACGCCTGGAAGACATTCGGCGTGTGATGTCCCTCCAGTATGATCGCATCTTTGCTTTTACCGGCTTCAGCGGAATGAACGACGAGAACTACGATCAGTTCCGTACCGCAGGGTGGATCGCCAACGAGAACCCCGGAGCCAAAGTTGAGGACCTGACGCCCAAGCTTCCCGAGGCGGCGTTCTCCGAGATCGAGAGCATTATGAAATTCATGGAGCAGACCTCCGGGTTCTCCAACATTCTGTCTGGGCAGGGTGAGCCTGGTGTGCGGGCTGGCAATCACGCAGAGACTCTTCTGAAAACGGCCAGCCCGCGCCTTCGTGACAGGGCGCTGGTGATCGAGCGGCAGTGCGCGGACGTGGCGGACAAGGTCTTCCGGGTCATGCGGGCCAAGAACCCCCAAGCGTATTGGACGGACCCAAAGAACGATAAAACGGACTTTACTCTAGAGACCGGCATCCCTGACGATTTCCGGGTGTCGGTGGATAGCCATTCGTCCAGTCCGATTTATCAGGACGATCACGCCCAGCTTGCGGCGTTCCTGCTTAAATCCCAAGTCATTGATGGTGAGAGCGTTCTGGATATGCTGCCCGTCCCGACCCGCGATCTTCTGAAAGAGAAGTGGAAGGTCATGCAGGAACAGAAAGCGAAGTTTATGAAGGAGCATCCAGAGTTGCTCCATAAGGGGGGCCACCATGGCGGGAGCCATGGTGGTCACCAAGGGTAATTAGGCAATCGTCTTCCGGCGGGATACGCCCTTGACGGTGGACTTGCCGAGAAGGGCTTTGCCCTTGGTCGTCTTTTTTGCTTTCATGGTCTTGGAAAGCTTATCTGCGCCGGTGTCCTTGAGCCCGGCGTAACCCTTCTTCGCTTTAACTTTAGCCGTGTTTGCCATTTTAACCTCGCGTAAAGTTGTATAGCCCTTTGATATCCGAGTGAAGGGCTGCCCCGACGCTCGGGGCGTTTATCACCGAGTCTGCCACGTCAGGCTCAACGTCGTGATAAATGTATGTGTACCCCGTTTTGTATACCACATAAAGTTTCTGTTGGGCTTCGTCGTACCCAATCTGGCTGACGTGGGAAGATAGCGGGGTGGATTGCATCACGGGCGGCATGACGCTTTCTCCTTCAAATAGTTTCCAAGAGCGGCAAGCGGGCGGTCCCAGCACCCAACGCGGGACTGCCTCCACAGGGTGACGCTATCATACCAGATTGACGTCCCGCCTTCGTTGAACCAACGCCAATCGATCCCGTGGATTGGAAGCAGGACATGGGTCTCCACCCCGAGGGCACCACCCAAATGGGCGACGGACGTGTCAACGGTGACAATAGCGTCTAGCTGTTTGGCAATGTAAGCCGTGTCCCCCATGTCTTTGATCGTCGGGCTCATGTCGCGGACCAAAGCTTGCGCCGCATCCAGTTGGATGTCTTGCGATCTCGGCCCCACCAAAATGGAGTATAAATCAATCTTGGGGTGGTAAAGGTGCTTCAAGTAAGCTTCCAAGGTGCTTGAACGGTGCTTGTCTTTCTCATGCGCGGGGTCACCAGCCCATACAATACCGACCGCAAGGTTCTTGTCCCTATCGACATGTGGTCCTTCTGTCGGGGCTTCTAGATAAGGGAGGCTTGATATGTCAGACTTGTCATACCCCAGCCTTGCTACAATCGATGTCAGCGCCATGAAATAGTCGGCTGCGGGCAGCGGGTCCCCCATGGTCCGAACCTTGATCTTCAGCTTGTGCTTGTTGAAAAACTTATTAAACAAACGGCGTAAAGCCCCCGGCAGATCAATGGTGATCTTGGCTTGCGGGTACCGACGAACCAATTCGGGGATGAACCGGATGAACTGGAGGGAGTCCCCCAGCCCCTGCTCCGCGAAGATATAGAGAATCTTCCCGGCGATGTCTTCACCGCGCCACATGGGGTACGGCATCTTGAGCAGGGAGTCGATCTTGTACTCGATCCGGCAATCGTAAGCCGGGAAGCCCTGTTCATAGTCCCCCATGGTAAGCAAGCAAACGGCGCGGCCAAATTTGAAGTCGTGACGATCTGGGGCCAACTCAAGGGCACGGTCGTAGCATTTCATTGCTTCTTCAAATCGGTTCGTAGCCATCAACGACAGGCCGAGGTCGTACCAGGCTGGGGCGCAAGTATCCTCAAGTTCAAGGGCTTTGCGAAGGCAGGACTCGGCATAATCATACTCACCTAGGTCCCACAGGACGTCGCCCAGGTTGCTGTAATAATGGGCACAGGGCTCAATGGCTACGGCCGCTTCCAGTGCAAGCTTACCCTGTAAATGCTTTTTATTCTCCTTGAGCATGACGCCCAAGTTGTTCCAGGCCCCGGCGGCGGGGGGACGGAGCATGACTGCGGCAACATAGAGTTGGTAAGCTAGGCTCATATCGCCTTTGGTCTGCGCTTCTATGGCCTTGTTAAACATTTCGGCGGAAGAATTAACCGACATCAGGAAGTCCTTTCGTCTGATGCAACAACCAAGCGTCCAGATGGTCCTTGCGGAACATCATCTTACGCCCGATCCGAATGTGTGGGGGTCGCGGGGTTTTGGGGTCTTGTTTGTAGAAGAAGGCGGGGGTTACCCGACAATATTGGGCAGCCTCTTTCACAGTCATCAGCGGTGGGTCAGCCATGGCGTCCTCGTAATGAAAACTAACAAAAGATAACACAGAATGCAGAAGTACAAAGGGAACAAATTTCGGAAGGCGCGGTTCGTTGACCCCATAGGTGGTTTGGCCGCAAAGTCTGGACTGCTACTCCTGGGGCACAACATGCTTCCTGCGGCGTTAAGCTACAGGTCGGCGGTTGAAAGAGGAACCCCTGGAGGGCTTAACCCCTGTCGCAGGAGGCCACTATGGCTAAGCGTCGTTCGCATCGCGGTAAGCGCAAGTAATTAGATGTCCACGGCCGTCCCCACCCCTGGAATGCCGTCACCCGCTCCAGCGCCTGCTGGAGCAGGGGGAACACCGGGTCAACCGCCAATCGGTTCCTCCCCGATGTCCCTTCCTACGCCCAATCGCGGGCTGCAAGTGGCGTCCCTTTCCAAGGTCAAGTCGGCTATGGACCTCTTAATTGCGGCTCTCCCCGGCCTCGGTCCTGAGACCGAGCCGGGGAAGAAGCTTCTTAAATGCATCGAGGACCTTGGCAAGATGGTTCCGCCAGGTACGACCTCGCAGGGTATTGAAAATTCAATGGCGCAGCAACTCGCCCTCCAGCAACGCCAGCAGGCCCCGATGGATGGTTTGATGCGTCAAATGCAACAACAGCAGGGTGGCGGGGCTGCGCCTCCACCCGCGCCTCCCCCCGCAGCGGAATAAGGATTACGATCATGGCTAAGGCCCCTTACTTCGAAATGCCCGAACGGGCTATCCCCGATAACGACAAACGGGTTTTCCGCATTGATTTCGATAAGTCGGACATCGGTGCCCGCAAGTCGCATACGAAACCGGCGTTCACTCGGAACGATCTGGTTATCGACCACACCAAGTCCTCGTAATATAAGGAACCGCCATCATGCCGCTGATGGAAGTCGATGAGGCCGATTATAACGTGAAGAGCAGCGCAAAGGCGCTGTTCGACCGTATCGGCAATAACCCCAAGACCCGTGCCGGTCTCCACGCCCTGATCAAGGAAGTGGACCCGTCGGTGGTCATTCCCGAGTACGAAGCCAAGCAGGCCGCCTTGTCTGAGACCGAGTCCCTTCGCAAGGAAATTGACGGTCTCAAGAAGGGCATGTCCGAAAAGGAAGAAGCCGCCCAGCAGAAGGAACTCGAGAAGAAGTTCGAGTCCATCGTCCGCGACGGTCGGTCTAAGCTTCGCAAGTTGGGTTATACCGATGAAGGTATCGAGGCCGTCGAGAAGTTGATGGAGGCGGAAGGGTTGGCGAACTACGACCACGCCGAGGCCGTGTACGCCAAGAAGAACCCCGCCAAAGAGGAAATGGTCGCGCCGGTTAACTTCAGCAAGGCTTGGGATATTGCAAAGCCTGCTGAGAGTGACGCCGACCACAAGCTACTCATGTCAGACCCCGACGCCTTCTCTCGCAAGATGGTTAACGAAGTTCTGAATGAGTTCCGTGCGCCTAACTGGCGCGATCGTTAACTTAGGAGAGTAAACCATGCCGATTCCTGGCACCGGCGTCGTCCCTGGGACCGGCGCAATTTACAATGAGATCAATGCCGTAACTCGGCGGGCGTTCATTCCGAAGGTCACTGTCAACCTATACTACTCGGCCCCCGCCATGTGCTTGCTGCTGGGTAATGCCCAGAAGGCCGCAGGCGGTCTGTCGCAGATCACCGCTCCTGTCCAGGGTGCGTCGATGGTGCAGGGTGCTTGGACCGCCTACTCGGGCGCGTTCAACAAGCCCGCAGTCATCCCCGGCATCCAAGACGGCCAGTGGAACCTTTCCTACTACGTCGTGCCGGTCCCGCTGGTGCTTGGCGAAGCCCTGCTTCAGTCCACTGAGGCGGTGATCCCGATCCTCGACGTTCGTATGAACGACGTCAAGGCGGTTACCGCCCAGCAGATGGGCTCGGCCATCTTCTCCAACAACACCGCGAACAGCTTGATGCCGTCGTCTTTCGTTGACGCCTTCGACAATGGCACCAATGCGACCACTTACGGCGGCATCAGCCGCACGGCCGCGGGCAACTCGTTCTGGCAAGGTCAGTACTTCACTTCGGTGGGTACCAACACCACGACCCGCGCCGGTATGTCCTCGTTGTTGATCCAGATCACCGATCAGGCGGGCGGCGAAGCCCCCGACTTCGTGGTCATGTCCCCGTCGGACTTCGCTTCTCTGCAAGCGAACTTCATCGGTACGGAAACGAACTACCTCGTTCCGGGCCAGCGGTGGTCAATGGACACTGGCGCTCGGTCGGGCTTCCCGAACTTGAACGTCAACGGTATCCCGATTTTCATGGATCACTTCTGCCCCAAGGGCGCTGCGTATGCGGTTAACTCCAAGTACACCAGCATGTATGTCTCCGAGGATGCGTTCTTCGCTTTCTCCGGTTTCTACTCGCTGATCCCCTTGCAGCAGATCGGTCAGATCGGCGTTATGATCCTGGGCTACAACGTGATCACCACGAAGCCCACTTCTGGCGCGACCCTCACCGGCATCACCGGCGGCGCATTCTAAGGAGGAATGGCAAATGGCTCTTAATGCAATTGGCGGCGCGGGCGTTGCTCTTCCGCTTCCTACTAACACCCTGGGTAATACCCCGTTCGGTGGTGCCAACCGCATCAGCCTCCCGGCTGGCGAAGTGTACACCATCCCGGCGGGAACCTACTGGGTGCAGCCTGGTCCTTACTCGACCCTCCAGGTCTTGGACCCTGTCTCTAACCTGTGGTTCGCCTTCAGCGCGGGCCCCAGCGGTGCCGCTCTGGTTCAGTCGGACGGCGCGAACTATCGCATCGCCAACCTGACCGGCTGCCCCGTCGGTGCCGTGGTGACCAACGCCGGTACCGGCTACACCTCGACCCCGACCGTCACCGTGTCTTCGGGCTCCTCGACCTGGCAGGCTATTCTCGGCGGTACTGTGACCTCGGTCACCGTGTCTGCTGGCGGTACCAACTACACCATGGCCCCCAACGTCTTCCTGTCGGCCCCGCCGAACGGTGGCATCCCGGCCACGGCTCACGCCGTTATCTCGGGCGGCGCGGTTACCTCCATCGTCGTGGACAATCAGGGCGCGGGCTACACTTCGGCCCCGACCGTGACCATTGTCCCGAACTCCATGGACCCGAATTACCAGACCACCTCGACGGTCTCGGTTACGACGGCTAAGGCTACGGCGGTTCTCGGCGGTTCCGGTACGGTTACTGCGGTGGTTTGCACCAATCCGGGCACCCCGATTGCGGCGGTTCCGACCCTGACCATCTCGGGCGGCGGCGGTGCTTCGGCTACGGCGACCCCGGTCATGTGCTTGACCATCACCTCGGTTACGGTCTCGACCGCTGGTACGGGCTATTCGTCCAACACCGCGGCCTCGATCAACACTGTTGGCGGTCTGACCACGGCCACCCCGACCATCGCCAATCCGGCGATTGGTGCTGGCTACTTCTTGCCCCGTCAGGCGCAGATCTCAGCCACGATGTCCACCACCACGGTCTCGACCCAGGCGATTTCTACGCCGCAAACGGGCTTGATCGACGGCGGCCTGTTCCAGGCGGCCCCGGCGTTGACCATCGGTGCCACCATCGGTACTGCGGCCCCGACCACGGTCGCGGTGGCTTCGGCCACTCTCGGTTCGGTGACGGATTACCTGTTCATCCAGCCGGTCTAATCCTAGGGCTCCAGCAAGGGGAGCGTCTTTAGATGCTAGCAACCTACATCTCGCAGACGCTCAACTTGCTGGGGAACCCCTCGGGTAATCTGTATACCAACGCAACAATCATAAATTACATCAACACGGCGCGGAACCAAATCGCCGCCGAGTCCCAATGCGTTCGCTATCTTGCGACGTCGGCACCCACCAGCTACGCCTCTTTCACCGCAAACATCGCGGGCGGGATTGTAACTTCGGTCACCGTAGTGTCGGGTGGGTCTGGGTATGTTGCATCTCCCACAATCACTGTGACCAGCAGCAGTTACTCCACCGCAGCTACGTTCATGGCTGTTGTTTCCGGCGGCACGGTTACTTCGGTCACGGTTGTGTCGGGCGGCACTGGCTATACTGTGGCCCCGACCCTGGCCGCTGTGGGTGGTGGCAATGAAGCGGGCATGGTTACGGTCCAGGGGCAAGAAGTCTACCCGTTCTCTCTCATCACTTTTGCCAATGTGGCGGGGTACTCGCAAGTTTTGGCGGTCAAAGGTGTGTCCATCATTTGGGGTAATCTCCGCTATACCGTACAGCGTAAATCCTTTTCCATGTACCAAGCCCAAATTCGTAACTGGTCAAATTCCTATCAGGATATCCCGGCCATCGGATGCCAATACGGGCAAGGCGTCAGCGGGTCGTTCTACCTCTATCCGGTTGCCAACACGGGATACACCATGGAGTGGGATTGCATTTGCTTGCCCATAGCTTTGGTCACCGATGCCACGGTCGAGGTTATCCCGTACCCATGGACCGATGCTGTACCATTCTTCGCCTCCTATTTGGCTTTGAGCGGAACCAATCGTTTGGCTGACGCCGACCGCATGTGGCGCGAGTACGATAAGTTTGTTAAGCGGGCTCGCGCCTTCTCGCAGCCCATGGTGACGGTTAGCCCATACGGTCGGGGGTAACCCATGGCCGGTGATTTTAGCCCGCCCGCTTCCCAACAACCGATCCCCGGTTTACCGTCGGGCTTTGATGCTTTCATCTTTGATGGGTTTGAAGGCCTGAACACTCGCGCATCCCGCCCCGGTATTCAGGAACAGGAGATGTACTGGTGCGACAATTTTATGCCTATCGGCAAGAACAATCTCCGCACTCTGTGGGATGCGGGGGCTCCGATCTTTGCCACCCCGGACGGGCAGCAGATCGTCAATTTCTTCTTCTTTAATTCCGGCCAGGGCACCCTCGGCAATTCAAACTACCAAGCTTATATGGTGGCCTTCACCAGTTATAACGCAGGCTCGGGTGGCGGGGTGTACCAGCTTAACCTCAACACCAATGCGGTCACCACTATTGCCCCTGCGGGGACAATCACTACGGCAGCCCCGGCAGCCCCTCCCGGCGTGGCGCAATGGAGTAACCAGTACCTTCTTTTCTGTTCGTCGCAGACCAATGGGTATTGGGTGTGGAACGCCCAGCAAAGCACTCTTCATACGGCCGGTACGATAGGCCCTCAAGTGGTCGTCACAAACGGCGGGCTGGGCTATACCTCGGCCCCGACGGTCAGTGTAAGCGGAGGCAGCGGAAGCGGAATTGCGCTTACGGCCCAGGTGTCAAACGGGGCGGTTACCTCCGTTGTCATTACGTCTGCGGGGAGCGGATATAAAGTCGGGGATCAGATAACCATCAACTTCACTGGCGGCGGTAGCGGGGCCTCTACGGCCATTCTTACCCCGGTTATGAGTGGCGGCAAAATCACCAGCGTCACCGTCGTTAACGGCGGGACGGGTTATACGCAAGCCCCCACAATCACAGTTCTTGGCGGTGGCAATTATTCTACGGCAGCGACGTTGACCCCCGTTGCGGCGGGAGGGGCTGTAACTTCCGTCACTGTGACAAACGGCGGCAATGGGTATACGTTAACCCCGGTCCTCCAAGTGACGGGCGGCGGCAGCCCTTGCGCCACAGCCACGACTAGTCTCATGCCGTTCGGCATCAGCGGGAGTTCAGTAGAGATTTATTCTTCCCACGTCTGGGTGGCGAACGGCGCAAACATATATTTGTCAGCGCCGGGTTCCGTATCGGACTTCGGCACCCCTGACGGGGGTGGTGCGTTCCAGTCGTCGGATTCTTTCTTGAAGCAACAATATGTGTCGCTCAAGCAATCATCGGGCTTCCTGTACACCATCGCGGACTCGTCGGTGAATTACATCTCGGGCGTTCAGACTTCCGGCACCCCGGCGACAACGACTTTCACCAACCAGAACGTCGATCCCCAGCTTGGCACCCCGTGGGCAAGTTCGACCCAGGTGTATTCCCGCGCCATTGTTTTTGCCAATGCGCTTGGCATCCACGCGATCTACGGCGGCGCGGTTGAAAAGGTCTCTGGTCCGCTTGACGGTATTTTGCAAAACACTACGGTGCCCGCTACGTTCTTGCCATCCGCGGCCGTTGCAACCGTGTTTGACATTCACGTCTACATGCTGCTGTTCCCGATTACCGACCAGATCACAGGGCTACCTCGTAACGCGCTTCTTATGTGGGACGGCCATCGCTGGTGGACGGCTTCACAATATTTATCAGGAACCAGCGGCGGCGTTCCGGGCAACACAGGTCTTACTGTAGCGGCGGGCAACGCCCTGACTTTCGTCACTTACCGCGAGTATTCGTCGGTGATGACTGCGTATGGCACCGATGGTAACTTGGTCTACCCCCTGTTCCAGGCGGCTTCCACCAACATTACCAAAACGGTGCGTTCCAAGTTGTGGGATAAGCCGTCTTATATGATGACCAAACATGCTGTTCGGCTTTACGTCCTTCTTCAAAATACGACCATCACCCAACCCGCCATTCTTACGACGTTGATCGAGAATGAGCGAGGGACGTCCCAGACGCTGAGTAATTTCATACCCAACGCGGTGGCATGGGCAAGCGGCATAGTTGGTGCTACCACTTGGACGGCCACCAGTGGTACGGCGTATTGGCTTATTGCGGGGGTTCCGGTAGGGTATGAGCCGCTTGATACGGCTGGTGTCTTGCTCGGACTGACGGTACAATCCTCTTCATCTGATTTCACCGTGGTGTCTTTGACGACGATCTATCAGCAATACCAGTTGACGATTTGAGGCTTCTATGACTGCACCTACATACCCATATGTTTTTGCAAGCTTGACCGCAGCCCAAATGTCGTATTTGGACGCCAACTTCAATACGATTCCTTTCTGGGGTCCAGCACAAACTCTAGCCTCGGCTGCCACGACAGACCTCGGGACTGCGGGGACGATCTGCGTAAACATAACTGGCACGGCAACGATATCGTCTTTTGGGTCAAGTGCTTCGTCCAGCAATCCTATTTATTTTGTCGTGTTCTCTGGGGCGGCAACCGTCAGCTATAACGCTTCTACGCTCATCCTTCCTGGTGCGGTAAACATCACCACCAATGCAAACGACTGCATGATCTGCCAGTACCAAGGCTCCGGGGCGTGGAAAGTTTTGGCATACCTTCCTTCGACGGGACGGGCCATAGTGTCCGTCACTGCTATCCCTGCAATTACCGGGACCCCTTCCAGTTCGACCTATCTTCGCGGCGATGGGACGTGGACAACCCCCTCGGGCGCGGGCAACGTGGTCGGGCCTGCATCGTCAGTATCCGGGCATATCGCCACGTTTAACGGTACAACAGGTACAATCCTGCAAGATTCTGGTATTACAATATCCACCGTCACGACGTCGAGCGGGTCGCAGCAGGCGATCAACTTCGGAACGGTTAGCTAAGAGGGTTCATCATGGGCGTTTTGATTCCGCCAAACGGTACATCCAGCCAGAACAACGCGGTGGCGCATCCCTCGGGGGCCATCTCTGTCGATACCACCGCCTATAACATTCGCATCCATGACGGCGTAACGCTGGGTGGGCATATTGTCGGAAGTGGCGGCACCAGCGGTGGCGTGAGACAAACCGTTCTTGATGGCGATTCCAGTTCAGGTGTGCCTTCGTTTTTGACCACTGGCTCTGGCCTGACCCCGGCTTACACAGCCACGGTTCCGCTGACGACCAGCTACGCAAATGGTTTCGGTACCAGCGGCGCAAGTGACGTTATCAGCCAGCTAGTATCTGGTGGAAACACAGCAGCTTGCTCTGCAAACACCCTGAACTATATTTTGCAAACCTACGCCTCGTCCTCGACCAGCACTTGGTCAACCACTCTGGCACCGCCTCAGTACGGCACTGCGTATAATAAAGCGGGAAACGTAAGCCTGACACTGAACAATGTCTCCACAGACGATTTCGGCAACCCATGGACCAACACAGGTTCGGCTACATTTGCCAACACCACCCCGGCTATCGCTAGCACCTATTACGCCGTCCTGAACGGATCAACCCAATTTTTTAGCTACAATGGCGCAGCATTTAGCCCCAGTGGCTTTGGTAACGGTGGTTGGGCAATGCGCGGTTGGTTTAAGTCGAGCAGCTTGGCGGCGGCAAACGGACTTATGTGCATGCTGTTGTCTGGCCCTTATGGGGTAGGGGTTACAATCAGCACATCAGGGAAGGTGACGCTGTACTTGTCTTCTGCTGCTGCTTCTTACGATATCGCCAACGCAACTACTGGCACGGCAACCCTTGTAACTGGAACTTGGTACTTCATTGAACTGACCTTCGATGCGGTGGCGGGTAAGTATTTTGTCTACGTCAACGGTGTTCTTGACCAGACTGTTTCAAGTGCCGTTAAGGTTTGTGGTATGACCCAGATGTACGTTGGGGATGTCAACGTATCAGGGTCCGATACCCGCCTTACAGGCAATGCCCAAGGCTTTGAGTTCCTGCCCTATTGCCAGCATCCAGCCGGGACCACCTATTCCGTCCCAGTCTCGCTGCCCAACATTGCGGCAGCGGGCTACGCATCAAGCTGGATTGACACTGTGAACTACCAGTGGAAAACCCCGTCTGCTGCATCCGTCGTTTCTGGGAATAACCCGACTTTCACAGCCACTCAGACTGTCTGTGTGGGCGAAGCGACTGCTGGTGTCAGCACCATTTCCAGTGTGATCAGCTACGCCTTCCAAGGGCAGTATGTTCAGGCGTGGCAGAATGGCCTTCCATCCACCGCCAGCACCATGACCGCAGCCGACAATCTCGGCACCAGCCTCAAGGACGTTAAGGTGGAATTGCTCTGTCTGACGGCTGACAACGGTGTATATTCAACGGTCGGAACCATACAGGATGCTTATACCGCCGTGGGTTCTGGTGGCTTTGCGCCATGCCTAACCTACCGTTACCGAAACTCATCTTCTGCCGTAACTGGCGGAACTGCCGCATTTGTCACTGAGAACGGTTCCGGTGCGTCTGTCACCCTTACTTCTGCCAATTGGGCGTACCGCATTCGCGTTCGGAGGGCTTTCTAATGGGCTACTACATCAATCCAGAACTCGGCTACCATGAAGGTGACGCAATCCCCGGCAGTGTACCCGTCCCGCAACGTCCTGACGCGACCTACACTTGGGATGGCGCGGCATGGACTGCCACCGCTGCCACTCGTAACACCCCTATCCTGGCACAAATTGCCGCGCTGGAAGCCACTGTTTCCCAACGCCGTATGCGGGAGGCGATGCTTGGGACTGATGGCGGGTGGCTAGCAAATGTTAACGCCCAAATCGCCGCGCTTCGGGCCAACCTTGATTTGCTCACTGACAACGTGACGCAAATACAGGCATTGAATGCAACTCAATTGAGTGGACTGACCTCAACATCAATCGACGCTCTCACTTCAACTCAGATGACGGCGTTTACCACTACTCAAGTGGCGGTTCTAACAAGCACCCAAGAAGCGGGGCTTACAACGACACAGATAGGTGCGTTATGACCGCTCTAATCATCATCCTTGCCACGGTTTATGGAGCGATGGTCCGTCACTTGATGGGCGGATGGGGCGGCGGCTTTGGTATCACACATTCCATGTGCGTTGTTCTGTTCTCCCTTCTGTTGGTCCCCGCAGGCATCCATTATTTTATGACCCCGGATTTTTGGATTGCCCCGGTTCTCGCGGCCCTCCTATATGGGGATATGCTGCTAGGGCAGAACTATGAGAAGCTTCCTTTGTTGGCGGCTCGGTTCTTGCCTTTCCCCGTTGCGGTCGCGGCTTTGACGAGTTGCTGGTGGGTTGCCCCCGCAGGGGCGTTCCCGGTTTTGGTAGCGGCGCTTCTTTTCAACAAGCAAGTCCCCACCTGGGGTCCAAACAACTTTATTGATGGGTGGGAAGCCTATTATGAATTGGCCGCAGGCGCGGCCGCAGGGTTCACTTTTGTTGGATGTGTGGTGCTATGACCGACCAAGAAGAAATCAGAAAACTCCTTTGGGAAATAAAGGGTGACTTGTCCAAGGCACTCCAACGCACCGAAACGCATTCTGGGCAGATCAACATACTGTTCGAAGAAAGCAAAAGCCACGCCACCGAAATCGCCAAGACCAAAGGGCAAGCGTCCCTAGCGGGTGGTATCTTCGCCGCTGTTGGCACCGCCGTCGGACTTGCCATCGACCATTTTTGGAAAAACTAACCATGGGCGTTACAGCAGACCAACTCAAGGCCGCAATGCCCCACGCCAGCGCCGACAATGTGGCACGGTTTGCCCAGCCCATATCCGACGCCTGCGATGAATGCGGCGTCAACACCCCCGAGCGTATCGCAGCCTTCCTGGCGCAGATCGCCCATGAGAGCGGTAGCCTCCATTACGTTGAAGAGATCGCCTCTGGCAATGCGTATGAGGGTCGCGCCGACCTCGGTAATACCGAGCCAGGAGATGGCCCCCGGTTCAAAGGCCGCGGTTTGATCCAGATCACGGGGCGGGCGAACTATAAAACCTACGGCGATCTTATGAACGTCGATCTCATTGCCGAACCCGACATGCTGACGGCCCCCCTTTACGCGGCATGGTCTGCTGCTTTATTCTGGGAGAGGCGAGGGCTAAACGCTTTTGCCGATAACGGTGATTTTGAAACCATCACTAAACGAATCAACGGCGGACTCAACGGGTATCAGGATCGGTTGCAATGTTGGGCGGAAGCCAAGGACGCCCTCGGGGTGGCCTGATGCGCCCGCAACCTCACGATGACAAACGCAGAGACCCACCGCCAAGGAAGGTGCCGAAATGGTTTCGATCCTAGGATATATAGTTGGCATAGGCGCAATATGCGCCGTTGCCGTGGTGCTTTGGAAAGACCGCTAAGATGCTTCCCGGCCTGTTGAATAACCCCATGGATGACCGGGACCTAGGTTTCTGGTCGTTCAACAATATGGCAGAGCATCGCAATATAGTTACCGCGATCTACACCCGGAAAAACATCGCCCTTAATGTTTACGTCATTGATCCTATGCCCCAGAAAGACATATCGTCGTGGCTGTGGAAACATCAGGCTATGCATAATGACATGGATCAAGTGCTTAACATTCCAAGCAATGATTTGACGTCCGTCGATTTTACCAAACCGGACCAAGTCGCAACATGGCTTCTCCTGCACTACCAGGAACATATGCAAGCCCGTTCAATCCTTAACCTGACAGGATGACAGAGATGCCGATTGATCTGCCCGCCACTAACTATCTCAAACCCGCCGTCAAGGCCCCGCCGCCAAAGAAACCAATCCTCTTGGAAGACGCCCTCATCCGGGCATTTAAACCCGTCGCGCCGCCGGAAATTTGGCGGGCCACCGAGGCCGACATCACAGGTTCCGCCGAGTGGCTGGCTCCGATGATTGCGGCCCTTTATCCCAAAATGGACATCGACCGCATCCCCTCTTGGCTCTGTGCCATGCAGCGGCAGCGGGACTTCGCGCTCTTCCGTACCAAGACCGGCTTCGGGCTGGCCCAAACCAAGATCACGATGTGGGAACCGGACATGGTCGTCCACGAAATTTTCACCGTCGGTGGCCCCAAGGACCGCGCCGTTCTGCTCAAGGCTATGCGGGATTGGGCAACCTCTACCAATGCGGTGAAATTCATCCATGACGGTGAGGGCGACGAGGGTGAGCCCAGCTTTATCACCACGGTGGTCTTGCGGTGACGGCCCCGCCGTTTATCGTTTTTTCCACTTCGCGGTCTCGCAGTACCTGGCTTAGTGCCTTCTTGACGGAAGGGGCCACTCTTTGCGGGCACGATCAGCTTTGCCATTCCCGTAGCTTTGACGACATCAAATCCTGGTTCAGCCAACCGGACATTGGGACGGTAGAGACCGCGGCGGCTTCATGGTGGAGGTCTTTGGAACGGTATGCCCCCAACGCCCGTGTAGCAACCTTGCGCCGCCCCGCTGATGAGATCATCGACTCTTTGCAGCGGCAGGGGGTGGAGTTCGACATTACCTACATGACCCGCGCCATATGGCGGCAATACCGCAAGCTTGACCAGATCGCCAAGCGTTTGCCGAACGTACAAGAATGTACCTTCGATGGTTTGACTTCCCAAGAAACTTGTGAATCGGTTTTCCAACATTTGCTTGGACGCCCGTGCCCGGAAGGCTGGTGGGCTTATTGGCATGACAAAATTCTAAGCCCGAAGATGGAGCCTTACATCCGCCAAACCCGCGCTTATTTTCCTCAGATGATCAAGATGTCGCAGATGATCACCCAGCAGACGATCACCGACATGCATCTTAAAGCCCCCAAAAACATAGAGGGTGTCGTGATTGAGGAAGAAGACGTTCGCAAATGGTGGACCGAAACCATACCGCTGATGAAAGAGCATTTGGTCGCCATCGGGGAATCCCCTATGAATTGGGAAAATAAGAATGAGCCCGCCTTTGAACGCATGTATGCCAAGGGTAACCTTCAAGTGGTGACGGCCAGAAGCAACGGCAAAATTTATGGGTACCTGTTGACGGCCATCGGGGCTGACCTCACCAAGCGGGATGGATTGACCGCGTATAATATGGCATTCTACGCTTCGCCGTTGATACCAGGGCTAGGTCTTAAACTTCAACGCCACGCAATTGCCAGACTGAAAACCAAAAATGTCGGGGAAGTTTGGGTGCGATCTGGGGTGCTGGCTTCTGGGCCTAAATTGGATATACTCTATAAACGTCTGGGTGCCGAGCCTGGTGGGCATCTTCAGCGTATTGATCTTTCGGAGTAGGTCATGGGCGTTGCAGCCGCAGTCACTACCGTTGTTGAAGCTGTGTCCGCCGTTGCGACGGAAATTGGCGTTACGTCTTCCGTCATTGCCGCAGCGGACGCTGCCGCTATTGGCGAAGCCGCTGCCACCGCAGCCTATGTTGGCGCGGGTCTTGGCGGCATCCAAGCGGCGGCGACCGGCGGTAATATTTTTGAAGGTGCTGGGTTTGGGTTTGCAGGCGGTCTCGTCGGCGGCGGCCTTGGTGCGGGTCTTGGCCCCGCAGGGGCGGGTATTGCCGGGGCCGCAGGGCAAACTGGCGCAGCTACCATCCCCGGTATTGTCGGCGGGGCCGCAGGCGGCCTCTTCCAAGCGGGGATCAGCGGCGGCAATCTTGGGCTGGGGGCTTTGACCGGGGGCGTCGGGGGTGGTATCGCCGCTAACGTAAACCTCGGGGATGTTTTCGGGTCCAGTCCCACGGACATCAATGCCAACAATGTTGCTGCAACGGGCAATGCAACCACGCCTTCGGGCGGGGTTGTGGCAAATACGGGCGCGACAAGCGCAGCCCCCGGCGGCGCGGGAGCCGCCGGTGGGGGTAATCCTGCGGCAATCAACGCGGGCGACACCGGCGTAATCCCCTCAAACATCAACCCCTCAGAAACTTCTGCCGTGGCTTCTACGATCCCCGGCACGGGCGCAGATGCAGGCAATGCAAATTACGGGGGTCCTACCAACGGGCAAGCAGTAAGTGCCTTGGCAAATCCCGGTCAGGCCAACGGGACTCCGAACTTCGGTGGTGATGCGCGGTCCTTAGCCTCGATCACGTCAGACACACCCCCGGCGTCGTTCAACGCGCCAGATACCCTATCCGCGCAACAAGTCGGCGGGGTTCAAGGGTCGGGGATCGATTTCGGGGCCAGCCCCACCGCCCAGACAAACGCGACGTATAACGGCGCGACCCCCACGGCCAGCAGTGATACGCTCACCCCGACACCGGACCCGCTATCCAGCGGGGGCAACCCCCTTGATCAACCGCTCGGCGCTGGGGGCGACCCCAACGCTCTCACCCCGGTGGACCCGACCCACGCCCCGGTTACTTCGTCGCCGCTACAGACACAGAGTACGCTGAACACGGGGCAGAATATAAACACGGCGCAATACCCGTCACCGGACCTCAGTGCTGGATATACCCCGGCATCGGCCCCGACGGATGTCAACAGCATCAGGACGGGGTCCACTGCGAACCTTCCGGGTAATTCGCCACTACAAAACCAAGTGCTGGCGGATCCGAGGTCTGGTAGTTTCGCAGCCCCCGGCGGTACGGCGACAACGCCAACCCAAGGTTTAGTCCAGTCCCTGTTTGGGTCGGATACGGCCCCGCCAGCGGCGTCGGTTTTCAGTACGGGGGCATCCCCCGGAGACACAACGCTTAATCAGATTAACGGCAATGCACCAGGCAGTAGCCCGAGCGGCGAGGGAACCGGCGGCGGCGGCGGCGGCGGTGGCGCAGGAGGCAATAAAGTGAACAACATGCAACAATTCGTCAACGACCTCGGCCAGGGCAACCTTGGTGCCGCCGGGGGCGATCTGTTCAGCGCGGCAACAAACATCCCAGCCAGCACCCTGTTTGGCGGGGGCCTTCTTGGGGCTAGCGCACTCATAGGCAATCAACCCGTTAAAGGGCAGGCTCAATTGAACGCTAATGCCCAAAACATTCTTGCTCAAGGTCAAACCAACGAAAATTACCTCACCACCGGCACTCTCCCGGCGGGCGAACAGCAATTGCTTGATCAACAGCTTCAACAGGGTATTGCCCAAGTCCGGGCGTCCTACGCGCAAATGGGCTTGTCAGGGTCAACCATGGAGCAGCAGGCAATTCAGCAAGTTCAGTTGCAGGCCCAACAGAAACAGCAGCAAATCCTTACGGCCCTGTACCAAGCTGGAGCCCAACAAGTCACACAAGGCGATGCGCTGCTCGGTCAGGTCGTTCAACAGAACGTCGCACAGGATAACCAACTGTCCCAATCCATCGCTAATTTTGCCAGCGCCCTGGCGGGTGGCGGGTCGGGCAGCCTCTTCCGCTCCAATAACCCCGCAGGGTGATAAGCTATGGCCGACCAACAGCAACAGGATCAGCCTTCCGCCCAGGCGTTGGTGGATTCTTATTCTGGCTCCCCCGGTTTTGCCGGGATTAATCTTGCTCTTAACCCCCAGAAACCCACTTCAAGCAAAGACCTTCAGCCTCTGGCCGAGAAGGCCAAAGCGGATATGGCGACAGGCGAGCAAGGGTTAGATACCGTCAACAAACAGATCATGGGGTTGCAACTCCACAATAATAAAGACAGCATCCCCCAACCGTTCAAGCGGGAGAAGGCTCCTGAGTACCAAGAGCCCGACCCGTCTGAAATGTTGGGCAGCACTGGTTTGATCTTTGCCGCTCTCGCTTCTTTTGGTGCCCGCGCTCACATGACCACCGCGCTTAATGCCGGGGCTGAAGCCATGAAGGCCTTCAAGAAGGGCAAGATGGACGAGTTTGAGGCCCATTATAGAGCCTGGAAAGATTCTTCCGAAGAAGCCTTCCGTATGCACCAGGAAGAGTGGACCCGGTACCAGGCTATCGTCAATGACGACAAGATGCATTACGACGAAATGTACGGCAAGCTAACGGCCCTCGGAGCCCAATACCAAAACAGAATCATGACCGGCCGGTGGGAACTTGAACAAGTTCAGAAAGTGATGGACGCCCGGCAACGGGCCTATGAGAACGCCCGCGACTATTCTTTACGGATGGATCAGTTCGTTTGGAACAAAAAGAAAGACATCGCGGAACTTCAAAAAGACCCTAATTACGCGGCGCTTGTGGCGTATGCCGAGCGGAATAAAATTGATTGGGACCCCATGAAGAACCCCGCTCCCCCGCCTGGTTTAAAAGAAAAGGCATTCAGAGACCCTACATTCCATCAGGATATCCGGGACGCCTATAAAGATAAGCAGTATTTTGTTCAGGAAGAACAAACCGAACGTCTTAGTATGAAGCTTTCCAATTCCGTCTTCCTCAAACAGATGGGGATCGACGCCTCTTGGAAATTGGCCGAGTTGAAAGATTCCGAGTTCCGGGCCAAGCTTGAACAGACCAAGGAATACCAGGACCGGGTGCTGGATCTGCGTGAGCGTGGGCTAGACCAGAACGACCGCAAGCTTACCATCCAGGAAGCCAAGGAGCAGGCCTACGAGGAGTTCAACCGGGCGCGCATTTCCCTAGGCGAACGCCATGAAGAGAACCGGCACGAAGAAGCCGGTAAGCGGATCGACGCCGAGTTCGAAAAGATCAAGGACTCGAAAGAGTTCCATGAGGGCACCCTGGCGTATAGGGGGCATGAACTTGATCTGAAGCGCGATATTGAGCGCGACCGTAATAACGAGTTCTTTAAGAACCTGGCCTTGAAAGAACACCTTGGGATTTTAACCTTGCAGGAAAAGGCCAGAGAGGCCGACCAGCGATCCCAGGACTCACGCCTTAGTACGGCCGAACGGGCGCAGGCCCATGACGATTCCATCAAGTACCACCAGGAGCGCGACCAGCGGGAGTTTGATCTTCGGGCCAAGGCGCTCCAGGAACGGGAGTGGGCTGACCAGCACCGCGCCCAGCAGGCTGACGTAAACGAAAAAGATAAGGTGGCCTACTTACAGCGCGCCGCGGATACCCGCGACCAACGCCTCAAACTGGAGACCGAGTTCAAGAACAAAAAGCTGGACGAACAAATCCTGGAGTTTGCCGCCAGAGAAAACGACCGCACTTTGGATCGCACCAGCCGTGACGCCGCCACCACCCGCCGTCTTGACCTGGTGGAAGAGAAGGCGCGGAACGAGATGCAGGTCAAGACCGCCCAGTTGGAGGAGCGCGCTCGCGAGGCCAAGGCCCGGTCGGAGGATACCCGCTACGGTATCGACACCCGCAAGATGGCAATGCAGGAAGCCGCCGAGGCCCGCAAGGGGATCGCGGAATCCAAGCTGCAATACCAGTACGCCACCTTGAATGAACGTATTCGGGTGGACGAGAACCGGCAGGCCGATTTCACCCTGACCCTAGACGAACGCCACAAGGCCGCGCAGAACGTGCTGGACTACCGTCGCCAGAAGGACGAGGCGGAGATGCAGTATAAGTATACAGCCCTCCAGCAACGCAGCGAAGATAAGCGGTATGAGGTGGACGCCCGGCGCGAGGCCACTCAGAAAGCCGAGAAGATCAAAGGCATTCAAGCGCACTACCGTGAGGCCGCCACCCAGCACTCGCTGGCGAATGAGCAGATGCACCAGATTGAGAAAACGCACCTAGGCTCACCGCCATCCCCGCACGACCGGGACTACGGGTCCTATGTTAAGTTGAAGGATCGGCGCGATGCCGCGGCCAAGCTTATGGAGGATAGCCGCAACGCTACCACCCAGATTTATGGCACCGACCCTGAGACCGGCAAGGGCGCGCCCGCCGGGGTAGGGGACGTCCCGCGCCCGGATAACATCGATCAAGACACCTGGGACCATATGACCCCAGATGAAAAGAAACTGTTTGCAAAGAAGTAAACTCCCATGGCCGACGCGGGTTTCACCATTGAGCAACAACAAGCCCTGGCTCTCGCCAGGGCGCGGATGCGTATGAAGCAAGCCCAGGGCGACAACGGTATCAACGCCCAGCAACCGGCTTCAGACCCGTCCACCCTGCGGGATTCCGGCTTTACCGGCGCAGTGGGCGAAGGGCTTCGCGATATGGCCCATGAATGGAAGCAGTCGGCGCAGTCTGTTGTCGGCCAGCCCGACGAGACCCCGGAGCCGAAGACCGTCGCCTCTTCCCCCTTTGAACTGAGTGACCTGGTTCACCCCATCCGCGCCGCGGAGAAGGCCACCTATAATGTTGTGAAGAATGCGCCGTCCATTGGCGGCGCGGCTATCGGTGGGGCCATGGGGACCTCGGTCGGTGGCCCGATTGCCGGGGCTGTGGGTGCCGGTGCCGGTGCTGCGGTGATGACGGCCGTCCAATCCCTGGGGCCCAATTTCGCCAAAGAACTCCAGCAGACCCCCGGCGATCCTGATGGGGCGTTTCAACGCGCCACTCGCGGTTCGGCCATCGAGGGTATGGTGGCTGGCGTATCAATGGGGGCATTCAAAGCGACTCCGTTCGGCCATGCGGTTAAAGATATGCTGTTCCAGGCTTTCGGCGTTCAGCCCGCCATCTCTGTTGCAGGCGCGATGGCCGAAGAAGGGAACACCAACAAGCCTAGTAGTCTGAAAGAGTATGCGGCCCACGTTGGTGGAGCGTATGTCGCCGGTGTCCTCGGGACTGCTGTGCCGTTTGCGGCCGAGAAAGCGGGCGTTGCCGGGTTGCGGGCCGCCGGTGCCACCGGCATTGGAGAGAAGACCAAGGCGATCTTCCAGCCCGCCGCTGACATGCTTGAGAAGGTTTTTTCCCCCACCACGGTGGACCCTGCCGCGGAACGGGCCGAGGCCATCAAGCGGGAACTATTGGGGCAATCGGAACGGTCGTCGGCGCAGGCCGCGCATACCCTAGAACAAGTCGGCTCTAAGAATAAGCCAATCAGCGTCCCGGCGAATCGGTTCAGCGCCGGGGGGCCCATCATTGATCGCTTCCAGAGCATCATCGAACCCCTGATACCCGAGTTCCAGAAGGATATTGCGGACATCCAGCACGGCATAAGTTCGTCGTTTTCTTCCCGCCTCGGCAAACTGATTGAACATATTGAGAGCAATACCCAGGGGCCGTTTGCCGACCAGGAGTTAGCCCCGGTGGCCGAGGCGATGCAGCGGATCTACCAAGAGCGCCGGACCCGTGCGGAAGCCACGAACAAGTTGGCGCTGGCGAATTTCATCGACGGGTATTACCAGCACCTTTGGCAGGATTATGCCCCCCAGCAGAAAGGGGCGCTCGCCAATGTCAAAGAAGGTAGCAGCCGATCCACCAAGAAGCGGTCGATCCCCACCGTTCTGGAAGGGCTCAAGCAGGGCTTTACTCCGATCACCGCCAACCCGCTTGAACAGACCATGCTCTACGTCACCAACATGGATCGTTACCTCCATACCATCGAGATGTTCGAGCGGGGGGAGAACGAAGGGCTTATCAAACGGTTCATGCCCGGCGCGCAGCACCAAGGCTGGGCCCCCCTAGATGGCGTCATGGCGCAGAGCGGCGGACTTCACAACCTCCAGGCCTATGCGCCGGAAGGGTTCGCTCGCGTCTACAATAATTTTATTAGTTCCGGGTGGCATAAGTGGGAAGTCGGCGGCAAGCTTTACGACAATCTCCTCAAGGCCTCTAATTTTATGACCATGTCCGAATTGGGCTTCTCGGCATTTCACGTCGCCACCATGGTGAACGAAGCCCTGGTTTCCAAAATGTCACAAGCCCTTGGGTTGGCCCTCAAGGGGGATACCCGCGCCGCAGTCACCACGGCCGTCAAAGCCCCGCTCCAGGTGGCGGGTAACACAGTGCGCGGGCTAGCCGGAAAGAACACCTCCCTCGGCGGCCAGGTCATCGAGGCTTATAAAAAGACCGGACCTTCTGGGCGCGGCGCTCAATTCGACCAGATCATCGACCTCCTCACCGGGGCCAACATGCGCCTGGCTGGCGGCCGTCAAGCCTACATGCGAACCTTCGCTACTGAGAACACCGCCGCCGGGTCTTTCTGGCAGTCATGGAAGCGCGGGTCGCTAGGGCGCGAATTGAAAGAGATGTGGAACGACGCCAAACCGGGGCAAGGGAGCCAGCTTACCGGCATGAAGCCTTTCTCTGGATGGTCCCCTACCGGCGTGGTCCGCCAATTTGCCAACGTCTGGGGCCGGACGATGGAGACCGTCGCCCATCCGATTTTCGATAGCCTGGTGCCGCAGCTTAAAGCCGGTGCTGCGTTTGAGCATATGCAGCAGTGGCTGGAGAACAATCCCGCCGCGCCCCATGAGGAGCAACTGGCGGCTGCCCGGCAAATTGTGGATAGCATCGACAACCGTTTCGGTGAATTGAACATGGACAACGTGTTCTGGCACAAAATGCTGAAGCAGACCCTCCAGGTTATGGTGCGCGCCGTTGGGTGGGACTTGGGTACGCTCCGCGAAATTGGCGGCGGCGCAAAAGATATTGGCGAAGCCGCGGGCCGGGTGGTGCAAGGCGGCCCTACCATCGGCAAGGTTAAACAGGAAGCCGCCAATCTATCACCTCGGGCGCTGTACACTCTTGCACTCCCCGCCACCACGTTGATGCTGACTTCGGTTGCCGCCGCTTTGAAGACCGGGCAACTCCCCACCGGCGTTGCGACCTATCGCACTGGCGGGGTCAAACCAAACGGTGATGAAGAAGAGGCCGTGTTGCCGGGTTATATGAAGGACGTTTACGCCTATCTGAGCAACCCAATTGAAACGGTCGAAGGTAAGTTCTCTACATTCCCCCGTGTGGTATTTGAGACCATAACCAACCGGGATTGGAAAGGAGACTCCATCCATGAGACCAGCAACTGGGCCAGCGAACGCGGCGCTCCTTCTTGGTTTGAGGCTTACGCCGAGCATATTTTAGGGGCCTTTGAGCCCATGACTATTAAATCTATTTCGCAGCGCGACCCGGAATCCAAACTGACGGCCGCAGAGCGGTTGCTTGGTATCCGGCCGAAACCCCGGTCCATGTCCATGTCGGAACGAGACATGCAGTCGGAAGAGAGGGCCGCCGCCCGCCGCGACATGCTCAAGGAAAAGCACGACGCCCGTGAACGCGCCAGGGAGGGGAACTAATGTTCGCCATCGAAGATAAGCCGCCTGTCAAGAACGCAGTTAAAGGTTCCGACGGAGTGTGGTATGTAAAGCATAGGGGTCGTTGGTGGCCGTGGTCGCCAGCACTTCATCTTGATGAACCGCAGCAGCGTAGGTCCGCATGAGTAAGGTCGCCGCCCTTCCGATTTCGCCCGCCCAGGTCCATGCATTCGACCTGGAAAAAGCTATTGAGGATGTCGCCAAGATTCTGGTGGTTGAAGCCCTCGACCCTGATACGCCGACCGAGATCAAGGTGGACATCTTCCAGAAGTTGATCACCATGCAAGAAAAGAAGTCCAAGCAGAAACCAACCGCCGCCGTACAAGGGAGTGCCTTCGATGGGTACCGTAAACAGTCGAGTTAAGATTTTGTCCGAGCAATTGGTGCCGGATGATTACCCCGTGGACGATAGCCGCATCGCCCAGATGGAAAAGAACGTGACAGAGTTGCAGACCGCCGTCCGCTCCCTGATCGTTCACGCCAACGCTCAGCAGCAGGAAACCGCTAAAAATGCCGATACCGCAAACTCCAACCTGGAAACCATCCTCGCCCTATTGGCCCGAGCCACTCAAGTACTCACTGAACGTGTGGCTATCGCTCTGGGCGTTGGGTTGCTTCCTTTACTTGCCATCCTGGGCGGCATCGTCCTGTGGCGGGACACGATGCAATCGCCTAATGAATATCAACTCGTCGGCCTCGGACTTTACGGAGTTCTGATAGTCCTGCCGACCCTCGTCCACCGGAGGAAAGCGTAATGGCTAAAGGCAGAATGCACGGCTCGGGCAGTGCGACCAAGATCAAAGGCGGGGTGATTATCCCCATCGCCCAAGTGGAGTACCCCCCGGCTGCCGACAACTTGACTGCGGGTAACGACTACCTTTTTGGTAATGTCATCCGCAAAAACGAGGAGATCCGGCACTGCTGCTCTCAGGGCGACAAAGCCGTGAACCCCACAATTAAAGGCACCCTCGGTGTCGGCGTCTTGGTGAAGGGGTAATCGGCCATGTCAGTCCCTAATCTCCCGGCTCCGCTGTTTGACTTTACCGGCGCAGTCACCACGGGCGGTACTGCCCAGCTTGTCATTCCGGCGGGCGTCATTACGTCCTACCTGATGATTGCCAACCTCTCGGCCAACCCGCTGTACTTTGAACTGGGTGCCCCCCGTGGCACTGCGATCCTGTCGTCCGGTGCGGTGTCCTCGGTAACCATCAACAACGCTGGGTTTGGCTATACCTATCCGCCCATCGTCCAGTTCATTGGCGGCGGTGGCCTCGGCGGCTCCAACAACCCCGTCGGTGTCGGTGCGCCAGGCTATCCGGCCCCCGGTCAATCGATTAACCAGTTCAACGCCCCGCAGATTTTCGCGGACAATCCGGCCTACATTCTCCCCGGCCGCGTAGCCAAGGGGCTGGCTGTTCTGGCGGCGAATGCCGTGACCTCGGTGACCATCACCGACGGTGGGGCTGGGTATGTCACCGCTCCCTATGTCTACATGACCAACGATCCTCGCGACCCCATCGGGTCAGCGAAGCCCTCGGCCACCAGCGGGATCCCGCTGACGTCCAACGGTATCTTCGTTATGGAATCCTCGTACATTACCAACCTCCAACTGTCGGTCTATGGGGCATCCACTGCCCAGGCCTTCAGTGTTAAGGCGGCGTAAATGTCGGGCGCAAATCCAGGGTTAGCCGATCCCGCTGGTGGGGCATTGTCGATCACGCCAAGTGACTCGACTCCCCTGTCGAAAGTCGTGCGCGGTATTTATGTGGGTGGCAGTGGTAACCTCACCGTCGGGTTTGTCGATGGGACCACTGCGACGTTTTACAGTGTGCCCACGGGCCAGCTTCTTCCAATCCGGGTCACACAGGTGTACAACACAGGGACGTCCTGCTCAAATATTGTGGGGTTATACTAATGGGCCTCTTTCAACGCCTGCTGGGTGGCAAAGTCACCATCTCCTCTACGCCGATCCCCGATCCGGTTGTCGCGCATGACGTCGGCCCCATCGTTGACCAGGGTGAAGAGCATCACCGCTTGTGGGTCCAATTCCTTTCCGGGGCCATCGAAGACATTCAAACGCGGTTGGCAGTTCTCACTTTGACAAGCGAAGAACGGCTTGAACTGGAAACCCAGCTTGAAGATAAGCAAGCGCAAAGAACCGCCCATGAACGCATCCACCCGAACGCCGCTAACGACGAATTGCATATGGCAAATTATCTCAAAACAGTCCGAGGTGAATGATGGCGACGTGGACCTTCTTTAATAAGTTCAAGCCCAGGATTCTGAACGGCAACGCGACGAACTTTTCGTCGGCCACCGCCGTCCAGGTGATCCTGATCAAGACTTCACCTTCGGTGGTACCAACCAGCAACACAGGCGACTCGGGCATTCAGTGGGTTTCCGATCTGGTCCCTGCTTCCAATGAAGTGTCAGGCACTGGCTACTCGCGGCAATCCTTTGGTTCCATGACTGTATCCAGCCCTTCGTCTGGCGTGGTGACCGTGTCTGGTACCTCGATCACTTACACCCAGTCGGCTTCCGGGTTCAGTAACGCCGAGTACATCGTCCTTGCGGATACCTCAAGCGGGTCTGATTCTACCAGCCCTCTGATCTGTTGCGTCGATATGGTTGCCACGTTCGGTAACGTCGCGGGAACGCTGACAATCAACACCGACACTGGCAACGCGATCTTCACGTTGACGTAAGGGGCGCGCATGTCCAACAACACAACCTTAAACGTCGGCACGGGTGGTGATGTCATCACCGATTACCAACGGGCGGATGGGTCCAAGACCCAAGTCGTTCTATTGGATGCTGGCATTCAAGGCGTTTCTGGCTCCCCTTCTCCGGTAACCCCCTCCAACCCGCTGCCCACGCAGGACACGACGCTCCTTAATGCTCAGTCCACAGACGGGCCGGTGGCACAGTTTATAGCCCCTGATCCAAACAGCGATTTTGCCGGGACGGACTTCTTCTCGGCCTTGTTTGATTATCAAGGCACGGGCCTCAACCTGTCGGCGCAGAATGTTGATTTAAAGAAAGACCCCTCGGGTGCCCAGTTTTTAAGTGACGCTCCATCCCCGACGGTGGGCACTTTCGGTGCCGCCGGTGAAGTCAATAGGGACATGCTCCGCATTGATACGACGGGGTATCAGTCTGTGTCCGTCCAAATCTCTGGGACTTGGGTGGGGACGATCACTTTCTATGCATCGAACGACGGGCAAAATGCGACGGCCATATCTGCCTATCAGATCGGTTCGGCGGGCACTGTGACCACTACCACGGCGAACGGCGTGTTTGTGTTCCCCGCCTTGGCGCGGTGGCTCATCATTCGCCCGACTGCCTACACCTCTGGCCGCGCTTTCGGCATGGCTTACCTTCGCAATTCCGCTGTCACCAACCTCATCTCGGGCAACCCCGCCAACATCAACGTCAATCAGACGGTGAACCAAGTCACGGGGCCGCAGACAGTTTTTTCAGGTTTCACGGCAGCGGGTTCATCGTTAAGTTCGCAAAACCTTGGGGCAATGCCCGTCCTGTGGTCTGACCAACAGGATGGCAGCACTGCCATCAACATCCTTACGGACGTGTTGCGTGAGTTGAAAATACTCAACACCCAGATATACAATCTCCAGATTAACCTCAATTCCGGCGTTGTTTCTTACGGACAGGTAACGGCTACCTTCTCGCAGCAACAACCGGATGACCCCTCAACATTGAGGGCCGACCCCACCTACGTTGACTCTCTGTAGAAGGATTTAGAAAATGCCTGTTTTACAAACCCAATCTGGCCCCGTAGCCACCAGTACTTCTCTTTCAGCCGCTGCTACTCCTCCGGTTCGTTCTGGACAACTAGGAGATGTGGTGGTCAGCGAGCTTCAAGGTCGTTTTTATGAGCAGACCTATCGCCAAAACACGTTCCACCTGACCCTTTCCGCCGTTGCCACGGTCGGTACAGGCAATCTGGTCGGCGCGGCTTCCGGTACGACTTTCAACATCTGCTTGTGGAACCCCACTGGTAACACCAAGAACCTTGTCATCCAGCGCGTATACATCAAGTTCCAGGGTGGTACTCCCGCTGCCGGTACGCTGTATCATGGCTGGGGTACAGGCATCACGGCTACCGCTTCGGTCCTTACCAACGGCGCGTTGACCAATGGGTTCCTGGCTGGTGCCACCTCGACCGCTCGCGGTCAGGCCGTCACCACTGCCGCGGCCATCGCTGGGTCATCGGCGGTCAACACCCTTCGCCCCTTGACCGGCCCTGGCTTCCTTGCCACCGCAATGGCTTCGGCTCTGGGCGTTCCCGGTAACGACGAGGAAACCGCTGGCGATATCATCATCCCGCCGGGATACTTCTGGGCTCCCCTGCTGCAAGGTACTGGTACCTCCCCGACCTATGTTGCTGGCGTCACCTGGACTGAAGTTCCGGTCTAATCGTAGGGCTGGGGCGGCGAGAGCCGCCCCTTTTCCTGTGGGGTAAGCCGCCATGCTCCTCATTTATTCGAATAATATTTGGATCGGCGGCACCCCCACCGCGTTGACGGTCGCTCATGCTTCGTTCGGGTTAGCCCCGAAAAGCGCCCTTGCTTCCGCGGGTCTCAAGGTAACCAAGGTTGCCTTCACTATCACCAATAATAAGGCGTTCGCCTCGGCAAGCTTGAAAGCTTCCAAGGGTGGGCTGACGTTGACCCCTCGCGCCATTAAGACCGGGAACGCCGTGACGGTAGCCCACGGGTCTCTAACCCTGACGCCAGACCTTGTGGTCGTCGCGTATACTGGGTCTGTAATTTCTGTTTCCAAAGGCGCGTTGTCCCTCACTGGCAAGAAACCCACCGCTGCGGTCGCGGCCAAAGTCGCCAAGAAGAGCCTGACGCTTACGCCCAAGGCGACCACTTATTCCACAATCTACAAGGTCCTGAAAGGCGCGTTGTCCCTTGCTGGCCGCACGGTGAAAGCGTCCCCGGCGGTGAAGGTCGTAAAGTTGGCCCTAACCCTGACGCCCAAACGCGTCACTTACACCGCGCCATCGACCATCAAAGTTTCAAAAGGGTCCCTTTCCCTTACGGGCAAGCATGTGTATGAGTCCACCCCCGGCAAGCCCAGGCTGGTGGCAACTTTATCCATGGGTATTGGTATGAATTTGTGATTATGGTAGGGTTCGCGGCATGAGTTGGATGGATTCATCAGACAAAAAGAAAGAACTGCACTTGGGCATCGCGCTCATTGGGGCAGTATCCGCCGTTGTTTATGCAGGGTTCGATATCATCGTTCACGCCGCGCACTTTGATATCGCAGCCTACGGTCAGGGGTTCGGATGGCTTTTAGGAGGCGTCGGGGCCGCGGCCGGTGGGCACGGGTACCAGCGGTATAAGGAAGGACAAAACAATGCTCCCTAACCCATGGATAATTCTGGGTGCCGTCCTGGCCTTCATTGGCGCTGCCATTGCGGGCTATTTTTATGGGGTCCATGTTGAAAACCTGTCGTGGGAAGCCGCCATCGGCAAACAGAAGGTCGAGGCCGCCAACATTCTTACCACCGCCACCCAGAAGGCGGACGCCGCCGCACTGGACAACGCCAACCTCAATACCAGGATCGAGAACGAAAATGCCCAACACCAGCAGAAACTCTCTGAGGCCAACGCTACTATCGATCAGCTTGCTGGCACTATTGACCGCCTGCGGGACACCGGACGTAGGACTAGCTGTTCAAGCCCCGTGCCCGCCGCCCCCCGCTCCACCACCATCACTCCTGGTCCCGCCACCGGAAACCAGCCAGTCGCTCCAGGATCGCTTCGTGACCTGGCTCAAATCATATCAGGATGCCTTGCAACCGCAGCTTACGCCGAGCAGTGCCACGATTGGGCAGTGAACGTAGGTCACCCCCAATGAGTATCTTTTCACTCTTCTACAGAAGGAACAAACCGATGTCTGACACCGATGGAATCATTACGTCCGATCCGAACCACACGGCGGACGCCGCTACTGACCAGGTACCGGCCCTGACAACCGACCAGGTTGCGTCCCTCACCACCGAAACCCTGACCACTGAAGCGGTGGAAGCCCTGGCCCCGGTGGCCGAGCCCGCCGTCGTGGCTGAGAGGCCCCGCAGCCTTTCGGATATCGAGCATGACCTCGCCGTCGCCATGGCGGACGTCGGTAGCTGGGTGGCCGGGGAATATGAGGCTGCCAAGGCGAAGGCTCTTGAAGAGTTTGAAACGACCTGGCGGGTCGTTCGGGACACCCGGACTGAGACCATCACCGCCCTTGCGACCGAACTGGCTGCCGCCCATGCGTGGTGGTCGGACGAGATTGCAAAGATCAAAGCGATCTTCTGATCTGCAAGCGGTCCCCCTTCCTGCTGGGGGTTGATCGCGGCAGGCGAGAGGGGTGGTGCGCGGCGGCACCACCCCTCTTATTATTCTACCTCTCGCTTCCGTCTGGTCTTTACCCAACCCTCGCCTTCGGGTTCTGTGCCTTCTGCGTAGTACTCCATCACGAAGCCAACTTCTTCGGAGAGTGGAACATAAACCCACAGCCACTCCACCCGCGTCTTGGGCTTCTGTGCGGTGAGAAGGGCTTCGACGGCGGTACACATCTTGTCAACCGCCGCAAACACATCGTCCTGAGTCTTCGAATCATCACCCGCGATCACATCAACAACCACGGCAGCATCCACCACCGCTTGTTTGAGGTCTGCGTAATCTTCTTCGGTCAGTTTAATTTCGTATTTCATTTTTAGTCTCCAGTGCGTCCAACCTGTCTTCAACGGATTTGCGCCAAGCATTGAATGCGAGGCGGTCGCGCTCGCGTCGCTCCATGGCCTGCGTATACACTTCGAAGTGCGGAACCCCTTCGGGCGTTGTGAACGTCAGGATGCCGCCGTTGGGGTTTGGGTAGATCATGCTGGCACCTCTTGAGTCTCCTCTTGAGGTGTCGCCTTTGGCGTCAAGCAACTGAGCGCCGCAGTATCCTGAATGATCGACTTCATAACCAAGTCAATGCACCCAAGCGAAAGCCCATTAAGTGCTGCGTCAGTAACGGCGTCACTCAAAGCAAACTGCAGTCCGAGCAATTTGTTAACTTCTTCTGGGTCAAACAATTCTGCAATGGTTGTGGGTGTGGTCATTTCTGTTCTTCCTTGTCGATCAGTGCTTGGATTGCCGCAACGCAATCACCTATGCCGATATTTTGCTGGCTTTGCTCAATGGAAAGCCCTCGCCGTCCTTCGACAAATCGTTGACCCTCCGCCGCTTCCAAAGCCCTCCGCAGCCCAGCCAGACGGCCCCGCGCTTCGGCGACGGCTTGAACCTCTTGTATTGACGTTCCCGCGCTACGCAGATAGCCATCAGCGGCGCTAATCGCTTGTTCTGGTGTGAACATCATTCACCTTCCTTCGGTTGTTCAGCCTTCGCCGCCATCTCGCAGGTGACGCGGCCATCTCCAGGTTTCAGGCCATGCTGGACACGCCAAGCCTTGCCATATCTCTCAAAGTGTCCGGTGTTCGGCTCGACTTGCTTCCTACAGCGATAACAAGTGCCTCCGAATTGATTACGGGCCATCATTCACCTCCCTTCGGCGGCGTGGGGGCGAACATCCAGTATTCGTAGTCGTCCAAGTCAAACCCGCGGTCGCAGTCGATGTGTATTTCGCCCGTTTCGACGACACAAAACACAACGTCAATCTGCCAGCAGATAAACTTCTTGGTGCGGGAACTGTAGATAGACACGCAAGCCAGTATGGGAGTCCCATCTCTTGGCGCTGATTCAATCGGTTGCCATTCCATCGGTTGCCAGTCCATCATTCACCTCCAAGGATTTGCTTGACAATCGGATCGGACAGGGCTGCTCGACCGGCAAGAGCGGGGACATCAAAGTGCGATTGCCCGCCTTCGCCTTGACCCTCTACCGAATCCATGTAGCCCAGGACGGCATTCAACGCCTCAGCCAGCATCCGCACGGCGGCGTTCGCACGGTCCCGCTCGTCAGTAATAAGCCGCGTTGTTTCGGCGTACTGCCTTACCAGCCCAAGAACCGCAGCCCTCTCACAGCGCAGATCAAGGACTTCATTGACAGCAGCCCCGCACTCATCCCAGACGATAACGTTCTTGCGCCACGCCTCGTATAAAATATTAATCACGTTAGTCATTTTTAGTCTCCAGTGCGTCCAACCTGTCTTCAACGGATTTGCGCCAAGGCTTGAACTAGCATCCGCACGGCGGCTCGGGCGGCATTCAGGTCAAAGCTTAGAGACAAAATATCACGCGGGTCGCACGAAACCAATTGGTGACAGTCGTCAGCAGCAGCAGCATCTTTATACAACTGCTGACGGCGCAGGGCTTCCACTAGCAACGGGTCTGGCGACCAAGCGCTGTCCTCGATGCGATTGTTTAGGTGGTCAATGATGTCGGTCATGGCTTCACCATTGGAACTACGTTATCGCCCAGAATTTCCGGCGCTATGCCGGTCGTTGGGATCAAGCGCATGAACCCTCCCAGGCCTTCATGGTTACAATCAAGCTTCCAACTCCAGGTCCGACCGGACCCGCCGTGTTCAGTGCCAGCGCCAAGCGTCTGGTAAACCCGGTCTTCCAGTAACGCCCCGGCTTCCTTGGCTTCCTTGTGCAGCAGGGAATAAGGCTTCCGGTTTTTGGCACACCACTCGCGCACCGCCTGGATGGAAATATAGGCAAAGCCGGGGGTCAGTTCCACACGGGCCTTGAGCGGACCCCGGTGGTGACGATGGATAAAGGCGGCCTCTCCCCGTTTCCAGATGTCACTGACAATCAACGTATTCTCGTTCAGATCATTCATCATTTGGGTCAGGGTAGCCAGGGAATCAAACTTGGTCTCTTCAGCATTGTCCGCCGCAAGCGCGTAGGCCACTGCCCAATCCATAATCCGGGTGATATCCCCCGAGATAAGCCCGCAAGCCATCGCAAGCCGGGCCCCAACGTCAATCGCCGCCAGGGTAGAAACCAGGAACCGGGCTTTGGTCGAGCCGTTCAATCGCGTCTGGTAGTAAGTGATCCGTTCCGGCATCGCCTTTTTAATCGAGGCCACCACCTGGGGCTGGACAATAAACTTGGCAAACACGACCCCGGCGTGACCAGCATGGTCATTGATCTTGCTGCAATAGGTTGTGTCCCCGTTGCCAACCAGGCCGGGCGGTTTGCGGCATGTAATTTCAAACACGCGAGTTGCCTGGGCACTCTCACCGTCGGTCATCAGCAAGTCCACGATGGAGCGGTTCGACGTCGTAGTGAGGATGGTCTTCCACCCGCCCTTGGGGATGCTCAACCCGCCTTCCTTGGTCCCTCTGATCTTGTCGCGGGCAACGGTGAACCCGGCAATAAAAGACTTCATCTCCTCGGCATCGGACTTCATAGATTCCTCAACCACGATGGGGAGGTTCCTGATCTGGGCAAAAGATCCAAACTGCCCAACGACCGTATCCCGCGAAATCAGATCGTTCCAACCCCATGAACCCCAGACCGAAGCGTTGCAGAACGTCGCGGTGGACTTGCCGGTTCCGCCTTCAGTGGAAGTGAGAGCCACAACGCCGCCGCCGTTACCGTCCGAGATGGCGAACTCCATCATGGGGGCCCCGAAAGTGGACAGGAACCCAATAGCCTGGGCCTCCCAACCTGGCTGCATCAACGGCGACACAAGGCGCTTCCACTCCTCCAGGTTCCCCTTGGGGTTCGGCACCAGCCAATTGGACCGGGGCTCGGCATCTGGGCTGACGTCAACAACCTCAGTAGTACCATCGGCCTTATAGAGTGTCCGCCCAACCAGGAAAGCCGTGTGGTCATTTTTCCACCCAAACTGCCCGTAGCGGATTTGGTCCGCTTCCACAGAACGCAAAACATCCTGGGCCTTCTGGACGTAGGTCATAAAGAGTTTTTTGTTTTCAGCGTAGACGTTGGCTCCGTTGGCGGCCAGGGCCGCCGCGCCGTTACTGCCGTAGAACTCGCGGGCCGTAATGCTAAACCGCCGCCATCCCATGTGGGGCAGAAATTGCCGAAACGCTATGGCGACCTCGTCGTTCTGCTCCTGACGCTGTATCTTATCCAAATAGATTGGGTACTGGCTGACGGTTGTCGGGATGCCGGGCGTCCCGTCCGCCTTGGGCGGCGGCGTGTAAATCAATTGATGGGCGGGACCCCAAGAGAACCGAGGCGGTAGGCTGGGCCACTCGTCTTCAACAGGCTCCTCGATCTTAACTTGCTTAGGGAAAGAAGCGTCTTCGACCCCCAACATAATCGGGCTTTTGAGTACATGCGGGCACCCCATGCAGAGCGTCGGGTCAATGTCTTTAAATTTCGCGCATGTGGTGGGGCCGGTGTCGTTGGTCTTGGCGTGTTCAAACTTCTTCTCGGTCTCGCCCTCGCTGTAACCGGGGTAACCGTTCGACCATTCATGGATGATGCTTTCGCCGTCCTGGCAGTGGGCCGCCACACATAACATGCCGTACCAAAGAGGTTCTTTGACATCGCCCCGGCGATCTCTCACCACCTTGAGGGCATTGCACTCTTGCGCTGCCTTGATGATGGACTTAGGCCGGTCATCCCCCGGCATGTCGCCAATCTCAATCGAACCCAAAACCTCTTTCTGACTTTCATTCAGTACCGTGACGCCAAGAAGTTTTGCTTTAACCTCTGGGAAGGCGATAGCCGGTTGAAGTGCCCCGCAGGCTACGCCCCTGGCGTATCCCAGCTTGTAATTGTTGGTGCCGGGTAGGCGCAAAACGCTTGCAATATCAGCGGTGCGAGCCGGGTCGATATCAACCCCATGCTCCAGCAGCTTCGCCTTGAGCGCGAGCGCGACCTCAGTCCACTCCTCCGGTGGCACCACCCGATCCAGCACCCAGTAGCAATGTATCCCGCCGCCAGACGCGACGATGGTGGGGAGCGCAATGCCAACGGCATTGCAAAAATTCACGACGGCAACCACAGCCTCTTCGATGGTCGCGTACTTGCTGGGGTTGGAATGCCCCTCACCGACGTCGATTTCAGTCCAGAGGGCCTTCGCCCCGGCGCTGTTGGTTTTGGTGCGCTTGTCGATGGTCTTGAACCCACCGCAAGCCATATAGGCATCCGCGCCGTTGGCGCACTGGTCGTTGAGCCAGGATACCAGCGAGGCGAGGTTGGAGAACCCCTGGGCCTTGACCTTCTTGTTCTGCGCGGCGAACCCAAACCAATAGGGATCAGGCGGCAGTATGTGCTGTAAGAATTCGATTTGCGATGGCATTCCGCACCCCCTCAATATATGCCCGGCGTTCGTATTGCGTGACGGATAGGGGGACCGGAAGGTCGTACCCGTCCACGCCGCCGCGTAGCGCCAGTTGAAGCAGCTTCAGTTCGATCTGGATTTGAGGGAGGCGGTGGCCCCCCGGCCTACGGCCGAGGAGCCACGTTCTCATGGTCTCGCGGTTAACACCAAACCAGGTACCCATATCCGTGATCGAGAAGCCCGAAGCCGTTTGCGCGGCAACTAGGTCCTCGGTCAGGCTCATTTGGGCATGATCCCCGCGAGGATGTTATCCAGAACCGCGTCAGTCATCGGCGGCGCGGTGACAGTAGCGGTAGCCGCGGGCTGGGGGGCCGTTGGCGCAGAACCACCGAGACCCAGACCCGCGAGCGGATCAACCGGCGCTGAAGCCGTTTCGGACTTACCGCGGGTCTTCTTGGGGGCTTCGGCAACCGGAGGGGCCGGGGGAGGGGCAAAGACCGGCGCAGCCGGGGCAGGAAGGGCAGCAGAGGCGGCCTTGGGCATATCGTTCTTGCCGATAGCCTCTTCAATCGCCTGACGCTGCTGGGTCATCACGCTCACCACGCGAGTGGTGGTCGCCTCGTCCAAAATCTTGGCCGCCGCAAACTGGAGGTTGGGATATTGGGTATTGGACGAGAACGAAATCTTGACCAGCACCTGGGGCAGATAAACACGACCCACCAAATCCTTGGAGAACTGGATAAAGTTCTTCGCGGACATATAGGGCATACGGAGTTCGTACACCACGGTGGAGCCTTCGACCTGGCCGGGGACATCAGCCACCAGCAAGGCGATCTTCTTGCTATCGGCGCAAGCCTTCAGCTTGTTACCAGCGTCGGAAACCTTCGACCCCAAAACATTGTGCGGGCAAGCCGCGCAAGTGGAGCATTGGGGGCTCTGGGCTCCAACCGAAGGGCCCACACCGTTATCCGAATAGCACGTCGGGCCGGTGGAATCCGAGCCGGGGTCGTAAGCACCGGCGTAATAGGTCTTCGACATGTGCGGGTTGACGCCCACAATCACGCCATAGAGTTCCAGCGTGTTAAGGACCATCTCGTCCTGGCTGGGCTGTTGGAGGCGGAACCGCGATCCCTTGACGGAGATGCGGGGGTGGCCGCCGGTGAAGTCGAGACCGCTAACCGCAGCCTGATTGATATCCGCCAGGAGGTCGGCAATGGCGGAAAACTGTTGCAGATAGGCGGGTGCCCCCTGCGGCACGACGGGGAGAGTATTGTTCATGGTCCTTAATCCTTATGACTTGCGGACTTGAATGGTTTGCGTCCGCGTGATGTTGACGCCGGGCGGGGGTTCTTGCCCCAACTCCAGCGTTTCTTGAATGCCCTTCTTACCGGCGCGCAAATCGGTCAGGTCCCAGCGGATGGCGTCCTTGATGGTATTGACCACCTCGGCTTCCGATTGGGGCTTGTAATCCGGTATGCGTGACAGAAGGGACAGAACCTGATCGGCCAGAGGCCGAAGCAGATAGCTGATAAAAACGTCCTTGTCAGCCATGGTGACCGAGGTGGACGTGGTCTTGAAAGCCGTCCCGTGAGCGGTCTTGAAAGACTCGACGCCCTGGGCGTTGGCTTGCGCCATCAGCCAGGTTTCGATCTTCTCCATCGCATCGTAGATGGGCTTCATTTCCTCGGACTGTTTGGCGGCAAGCGCCTCTTTCTCAGCCCGAAGCTGCATGTACCGTTCGATAACGGCGTCAACGGTAAAAGACATGGTTGGTCCTTTCAATCTTCACCAATTCGGCCTTCTACGAAACCGTTTTGGTACCCCACCTGGTGGCCGTTGGAATAGGCGAGCAACATGCCGTTGTGCAGATTCTCAATAAGGGTCTCGATCTTCTCGGGCAAAGCCCGAAGGGCAAAGACTTCCGCCAAAAGCGTATGGACGTCGTCGTTGTCCAGATTTCGGAGCCTGATTGCGTTAAGCTGCTCCACGGTCAGCAATGTTGTTTGCATCTTCCACCAACCCCAGGATTAACCCCTGGAGGCTTTCTTTCCGGTCTAACCGGCGGAATGCCTCCCGTTCTAAATAGGTCGCCGCGAGCCCGTAGATGGCAGGGGTCCCCTTCTGATTGATACCCTCAATCCGGCAATTGGCCTGGGTGTAGACCTCGGGGAGGTCAGTAGGCGCGTACCAGATGATGGTATCAGCCTCGGTCAAATCCAAACCCCGCGATAGCGGGCCTGGGTCTCCGACAATGATCCTGGGGTCCTTCGCCGTCTGGAAATTACGGAATATGTCATTCCGGTCCTTGGGAGAGGTGGCCCCCGTGATCATCGCCACCGAGTGGTCCTTCGAAAGTTCACTGTAGAGCAGTTTCACAACGCTCGTCAAGGGCGCAAAGATTAGTACTTTGTTGGGTGCTTCATCGATAAGTTCGCGAAGCGCCTCAAGCCGCGGCTGGCAATCCACCAAATGGATTTCATGTTTGTCGTCATAGACGGCACCACACGCCACCTGGATCAGTTTGAGCCGAAGCGCCGCTTCGTTGATGGCCGTGATCACTTTACCGCTGACAGACGAGAGCGCCAATTCGCGCTTGAGGTCATCATAGGCTTTCTTTTGCGCGACTGACAAGGGGACGTCACAAATCTCAATTTCGGTTTTCATGGTCCCCAGGCAAGCATGTCGGTCGTACCGAATGGCGGGCTGCAAAGTGGCCGCCACCGTTTCCTTGGCGTTAGGCTTAGGTGCCCACTTGAAGTTGGTGACCTTGGTCATCGTCCGATCTTTGAAATCGTTATAGGACGTCCCAAAATTTGGATCGACCAGCTTGCGTTGCGCCCAAGCGTCCAGTGGTGAATTTGGCGTCGGGGTGCCGGTCAGGTGCCAATAGAAGGGCTTATCCTTGATTAATTGGCGCATGACCCGGAACCTGGACGTCGTCGGGTCTTTGTAAGCAGAACCCTCATCAACCGCGATGGCGTCAATGTCCTGGCGAGCGGCAATGGTCGCTGCCAAAGACCCGATTGGCAGGCCCACGGTGCCACGTCGCATCCCGGAGCCCAAGCCGTCGTAGTTGATGATATAGAAATCAACATCCTGCTTGAGCAGATTAAGCCGATCCCGCCCATGGAGGACCGCGCATGTCCGGCGGCCGAGCAGATGGGTCTTGATGCAATCTTCCCAGGTGCGGTGGAGGATCGAGAGCGGGGCCACGATCAGCATCTTTTTTATATAGCCGAGGTTCATCATATAGTCGGCCGCCCAAAGCAGGGCCAGGGTCTTGCCCGTCCGCATGTCCGAGAGGTTGAACGCCCGCGGGTGGAGCGTCAGGAAGGCGGCCATGTGGCGTTGTTGAGGGAACGGCTGCGGCACCACCCTGGGGTTCGACGGCCAGTCATAATCCTCAAGGATGGGGCTATAGGCTGGGTACCCGGCGCGGCGCATCCGCATCATATTCGACAGGGTGCAGGGCACCACCGCCTTCGTTGAAGACAAAGCCTGACACCCAGATACAAGGTTTTGTATCTGGGGTGGCGGAACGTCGTAAACGACAACATTATGTTGCCTTGAATATAGCATCTTGCAATCCTCCTGCTGGGAAGGGCATTTAGTCTACCACGTTTACCCGCAATTCAAAGTATTTTGCGGTGGCTTCGGGCTCACAAGAGCGGCAGACAATGGCGCGCCCTTTGGGGTTGACGCAAGTATCGCACAAAAGCGGCATTGGCGGGACCGCGGCATAAGAGGTCGAACGCCAAGCGGCGTACTTATTCCCGGTGACCCATTCGATTTCGTTGGACGCTCTCTTCTGCATGGTCGTTACATCCTATGGCTAGATTGAGGCCTGCCAGGCCCAGGTCCACGCATTCTCCGCTGAGAACGGCGTAGGTAAACAAAAGCCCGGCGAAAAGCCCGGCGAGAATGCCAAGAAGCTGTTTCTCGGTCATTTAAACCTCCACCAGGCCGGAACGGCTCCAGGGGTGCCGTTTCTGTTTAAATTCAGAAAGACGTAATGCGTTTCGGTACGGGGTCTCCTTCTCCCGGAGTTCCCATACTCGATCAACATCAGTCCGTTTGGTCGCGACGGGTTTGATACCCCAATGTCTCACGTCTTGCATTCCGCACCTCCCTGCACGAAATCCGAGAAACGGTTAAGTTATCCTGTTTCGCCTGTTCCATCAATTGCCCGGCCACCCAATTACAAGCCTGGAGTGTCGGCACCGGCGGGTCAAAGGCTACAGCCACGCAAAGCGGAACGCCTATGGCGGCCGCCTGGCATATGAATATGACGAGGTTAAACATCAAAACACCGTTTCCCCATCGATGGCGTCCAGGACCTGGACAACAAACGCGGCGTCGTACACCACATACGCCCGGCCCTGGGCTTTACCAATGGCGTCGAGTTCCCGATTTTGCCAAGCCGTCGGCTTGTTGCCTTGCCGTTTCGTTTCAAACGCAATGAACCTGCCCCGGTAGCAAACGATAAAATCGGGAATCCCACTGCGGCCATAGCCATTCATGTGGGGCATGAAGTGCCAGGCTCCGCGATCCTTGAGGACGGCTTTGACCTCTTCCTTGATCTGAGCCTCGGTTTTTACGGCGTCCATTCGTAGACCTCCAATAGCTTAAAGCGAATCCATGCTAATGCCCCATGGCGCGAACAAAGCGACGTATTTCGCCGCGGAAATTCATAACCCCATGCCCGAAGTCAGGCCGGTGGCCCTTGGGGAACACCGCAGCCGTTCGGCCGTTGATCTTGAGGTGAAAATGGCGTCTGCCGGTCTCCACTGCCCAGGGAAGGCCTATTTTTTCCAATTCCTTGAGGATGATGGGCGGAAGTTTCATTTGTAATTCCTCCGCATGTTCAAAAAGACGTCCACCCCAGCACCGAAACCGTTTTCCCGCAGACACTGGCAAAGCAGAGCGTCCGCTTCGACGTGGCATCCTTCCGGGTCCCGCCCGTAGGTCTCAACAATCCGGTTCATGCGAGCGGAAAAATCCGCCGGGGTCATGGGAAGTTCGATAACCGCCATTTTAATCCTCCGGGGTCCAAAGAAAGCCGGGCGTACCCTCGCCCGCCCATAGGCAGTCGATGTTGAAGGAGCAGAACTCGTCCGCGTCCTCGGCCCCCATGTCTCTCGCCAGAATTTCGATGACCTTTTCCGGTCGTAAACTACGCGAGGGCCCATGGTATGGATCGTCACTACGCCCGCGATAGCCTCGTCTAACCCTTCGAAGAAAATAAATTCATCGTCGGGGAATTCGTCCAAAATCTGTTCGCGAAGGTTCATCATTCCCTCTTGGGCTGCCAGTGGGCGCAATTGGTTACGGAACACCATCCCCGGCACAAGCCGGATGGCCGGGCGGGCCAGGGTCCGCCCAAAGCCTCATGCATCCGCACCTCGTCAACGCGCATCTCAATCTCTTTTTTGATGTCGGCCAGGTCGTGGCGCTCAAAGACGTGGCTCTTACCCACCTGGCCGGTCTTCAGCCAGATGTTGTTGGCCGTGATCCGCTGGACCTCGGGGAAGTGGGTAAACACCAGGGCGGCGAACACCGACACTTGGAAACTGTTTTCTTTGACCTTCCCCGTCTTCCAGTCCCCAATCCAGGCGAACCCCCCCATGACCATCAGGACGTCAGCGATGCCGCGCCCATAGACCTCGGGCCCGTGAAAATCACAGGGCTGCCAGTTCTCGTCTACACCCATCTCATGTTCGCAAAAGGTACGCATGGACGGGGTCAGCCCGGTGCGGGAGCGGATGCTCCCAGCCAGGGCCTGGTACTGGGTGAACTGCTCTCCGAGCGGCACCCCATCGCGGACATAATTTTCCAGCGCCTCATGGACGGCGGTGCCCCACAAAGTGGCCGCGGTATCCGACTCCCTGATCTTTTCCACATAACGGCCATAGGCTTGCCGTGGACATGTCTCAACGCTCGACAAGAACGAATAAGACCACGGGTGGAACAGGCGCTTACTCATTTTGGGCCTTTCGGATGGCGGAAACGATGCCGAGCAGGGTTTGCTGCTTTACCTGGAGAATTACGCTCTCAGGCCCGTTGAAAAACCGTGAGGCCTGCCAGGCGTTATCCGCCTGGCGCTCCAGTTCCCGGATCAGTTTTTCAACGTCGAAACTACTTGTCATACCGTTCACTATGACCTCCTTCAGCGTCGAGGGGTAGCCGGTCATCAGCCCACCAGGGAATCATCCGCATCTGCTCCAGGCCGAAGGCCAGGGCTTCCTCGGCTTCATCCTCGGGGGCCAGGTAGGAAATGTCATCGTGGACGGTCAGCACCACTGGGTACCGGGCAGCGATGCGCGTCAGCGCCTCGCGGATCAGCAGACCAGAAAACAACGCCTGGGTGACGTTCTCGACCAGCAGCGGCCCGTAGATGCGCTTCACGCCCTTGCCCCAGACCAGCTTCCATTCCCGGCCGCCCTTCTCCAGGCCCCGGTAGACCAGCGGCGCGCCGTTGGGCAGATAGATGCAGTGCCGGTGAATGCGGAGCGGGCCCCAGGCGAAATCAACGCCCGAATGCAAATGCTCGATCACCTGGCCCGCCTGCTTCCAGTAAGCCACCACCTGGGGGTGGAGGCCCCGGTACAGATCAATAGCGCGGCGCGCTTCATCCTCAGTCAGGTCAATGCCCGCCATCTTGGCGCGGACCCGGAAGGTCTTGTCGCCCATGCCGAAGCCGCAGGCCAATTCCAGGGTCTTGCCGAAATGGCGTTCTTTCTTGGTCGCCGGGTCCGCCTTGCTCACCGCGTACCCGTAGAACAGGCTGGCGTTGACCGAATAGATGTCCACACCCTGGCGAAATTGATCAAGAACGCTGTTCTGTCCGGCCAGCCAATTGACCCCGCGGCATTCCACCTGGGAGGAATCGACGGTACAGATGCGATAGCCAGGCGGCGCGACCACGGTTTTCTTGAGGGCTGGCGTCAGGTTCTGCCAGTTCATCCCGTCCGCGCCGGACATGCGGCCTGTATGCGCGCCCCAGTACTTCAGATAGATGGGCAGGGCCCCACGGTAATTGGCGTCGAGCAGACGTTCTGCCCTGGTCTCATTGATGGTGGACTTGACGCCCAGGCGAGCGGCGGCCAACAGTTGGACGGTCTCGCTCTCATGCTCGAGCAGGGCCTTCATGCCCTCGTCAGTCTTGGCGAGCGCCGGTATCTCAGTGTCAGGGTTCGCCGGGCTGGGCTTCATGGGCACCTCGGCCCCGGCCTGCTCGAGCAATTCACTGAACCGGGCGGAGGAAGACAGGTCTTCCTTGGTGACCCCCAGGGCGGCCAGCCGCGTAACATTCGCGGTTTTCAAATCGTTCAGAAAGGTCTCAGTCCTGGGGACGTCGAGCCGCAGCCTCGGTTCACTAAACATCCGGGTCGTCAGGTCAATGATCTTCAACTCATCCTTGGGGACGGCGGGCAGCATCCGCTTGAAGATCGTATAGGTCAGGTCAACGTCATGGGTGCAATAGGGCCCCAAAATGGCGAAGTCATCGTCCGTCAGGTTACGCTTGCCCTTGAACTGCATCAGAATGTCGGACCGCTTGTCGGCCAGGTTGAACACGCGGGCCAGGGCCGCCAGTGAATGGCTCTTGAGTTCCGGTAGCACCAGGCGCGCCATGGAGAGCGTGTCGAATATAAAGGCGGGCTTTAGCCCGAAATGGTGCGCCAGGATGAAAGCGTCAAAGTGACTGTGGTGGAACAGCACGCCAGAGGTCTCGATCAGGCGGCGGAGCCGGGGATCATTGAGCGCCTGGGTGGGTCGAAAAGCCTGGGCCGGACCATCATCGATCTTGATGCCCACCATCTGGGCGTGGAACTGCGGGGACCTGACATAGGCCTCGGTCGTCATCTTCGACAACGTATAATCGGCTGACCAGTAGGTTTCGAAGTCGAGAGTGATCAACGGCATGTGCGACGGTCTCGGTTCACTTGATTACTGCACGTCCTGCTGGGCGCGCCTGGCTGCTACTGCGGTTTCCAACCCATGCAGGGCATACGCCACCAGCAGGGGGACCTTGCCGTCTTTCGACCAGCGCCAGACGGTTTGGACGCTCACCCCCAAGGCTTTCGCCAGGGTCACCTGGGCGAGCCCGGTGCGTTCATAAAACGCCGGTATATCGACGGGGTGAAGGATGGCATCTTGAACACGTCTAGGCACTGGTCATCTCCTGGCAAGAGCAGGCGGCGGCGCGCCTGCCCCATTAAGATATGGTGCCGGAAGCGGTCACGCAAAATGAAAGTGTTATAACTTTTTGTAAAGTTAAGGTGCGAGGTGCGGGCAAAAAGAAAGCCCGGCACCAGGTGCCGGGCTAGTTGGTAATATCAATGGACCCCCTTAGTACCGCTCTCGCTTTTTGACGCCAACGTACTGGTGCCCCAGGCTCTCAGGCCAGCCCGCCAGGATCATCTTGCGGGCATAGGTAGCGGCGTCAATCATGCCTTCCCGGTTCGTCTCATGCCAGGCGGCCATGGCCTCGATCTTGCGGACGGCGAAGGCTAGTGCGTCCTCACGCTTGCGGCGGCGGCGGAGCCGGTTCCAAGGGCTAGTTGTCATAGCAGTATCTCCCCCTTCGCCAGGCGCACCGTGTGGAGCGCAAGGGCGATCAGGGTTTCGTTGCCCTTAACGGGCGTGATGGCGAGCAATTGTTCAGTGGCTTCCAACAGGGCCTCGGCCTGTTCCTGGATGCGCCAGAGGCGCTTGTTCTCGCGCTCTTCAGCCTCGCGGGCAGCCTCCCGCTCCTGGCGCTCTGCCAGGGCGGCCTTCTTGGCGGCCTCGATGCTCTCCAGGGTGGGGATGCGGTCGAACCACAAGAGGTACTGGATCATGGGGGCCATCTCAGCCTTCTGGCTGAGCTCGACGCGGCGATTGCGTGTAGGGTCAATTTTAACGGGGCCCCAGTCCAGGGCATCGACCAGGGAATATTCCCGGCTCCATGCTGAGGGGTTGAACGTGGCGCGCCAGACACCGTCAATGTAGACGCTCTGATGATATCGCGGCACGTTGCTGGCCGGGGGCCGCCAGGCCCGAATTTTCACCTGGGGGGCCTTGGCCCAGACAAAGAAAAGGGTGGTGCCATACATCACGCGGCTCATCTGGGTGCCATCGAACAGGCGGTGGTATTCTTTGACCGCCATGGTGAAGGAATCATTCTCTACCAGGTGCTCGCGCCCATCCCGGATTGGGAGCGTAGTGCAAAACAACAGAGTATCCTGGCTGACAATATTGCCCCAGGCGGGACGGCTCTCGCCGGATGATATGAGGTTGAGCGCGGTGGCGGCCTGGGAAGGCAGCGCCCCGCGAGGGATGGCCCACCAGCGGTGGGCATAGTTAATTTTTACCATGGTTAGTTCCTTCTTGCGTGCCAGGCCAATCCTGGCAGCCCAAAGCCCCAGGCGCTGTCGCGCTCTGGGGCCGGGGGCCTTTCGGCGGGTTATGGGGCCGGTGGGCTAGTCGAGCAGCACCTGCCAGCCAAAGGACGCCCACCGGGCCGGAGTGACGTCATTGGCGCGCCAGGCGAGCAGGGTGACCGTCCGCCGGTCAGTGGCCTCGACCACGCAATATGCATCGTCCGGCCCGGCGGGCACGGCGCAATCGTGTCGGAGCATATCGACGGGGAACCGGCCCCGGCCCTGGACGCGAAACGCCACCATGTCCGCCGGGCGGGCATTGTGCCAGAACAGGTTGGGCGCGTTGCTCACCCGAGCGATTTCCTCGGCGTGGTCGCCGCCCTCCCGGACCATGCTGCCGATATAGATCAGCGCACCGGCCAGGTACTGCACCGCCGTCACGCCCTCGCTGTAGTCCACAGAAGAGTGAACCTCGAGGACCTGGGGGGCCGCCGGAGTGACGGGGGCCTCGGTTATTGCCACCGCGCCCAGGCCGGGGACGTAGCGGTAGGTGACGGCGTCCATGGTGCCCACCACCTGGCAGTCGGTGACGGCCATCCACCGGGCGTATAAATCCCGAGTGTAGCTGATGGCTTCCGCCTGGGTGGCGAAGCGGAGCGCATTGCTGGCGAAAGTCCGGCCCTTGTCGGTGGAAAATTCCGCCCGGTATGACCGGGGGGGTGCGGGGGGTGCGGGGGGTGCGGGGGGTTGGGTGGGGGCCTGGGCGGCCTGGGAAGCGGAAGTATCGGTCATGGGAACCTGCCTTGTTGAGTGAGGGGCCTGGGGCCCGATTGCGCGGCGGAGACCGCCGCTGACGCCTATGGCCCAGCCACGTTCTGTGGTCTGGGCCTGGCTCCCGCGAGCGGGGGGTATGGGGTGGGGTTATGACGCCATGGCAAAGATGTCGCCCGCCTGGCGCTCCAGGTCGATCCGCGTGTCAGTGTTGACGAACTGGCGAGCGTAGGCGGTGATCCCCGTGGCGGCGTCCCAGAGGGTCTCAATCGGGCGGCCCTCTTCCAGTTCGTGCGTAGCTTGGATGGCGGCCACCTGGGAGCGGGTGAAGCGGCGAGCGGCCAGGAAGTCATTGACGTCATCGTCAATTTTCTTGGTGCGCGCCGCAGCCAGGGCCTCGGTGATCGAGCGGGTCGAGGAGTTAGCGTATTGGATCAGCGCCGGTGCCACCTCATGGATATAACGATCAGGCGCGCCGCTGGTGTGCCGAATGGTCATCTTCTTGACGTCCTGGGCACCCCACACAATGCGGTTTTTGCAGACATAGTCGAATAAGAACGTCTGGATGCCGAACGTGGCGTTGCCAACCTCGGAGTTCCAAACGAAAAAGCCCCGCGCCAGGCTGCCCGGCTGGCCGTCCCGGCGGCCAGGAACCTCGATACGATTGGCCTCGTCCGCCAGGAAAATGAAGCAATCGCGGTCCGACGCATACAAGGTAGTGTCCTGGCTGGTGACCCGATCCAGAGGAGCGCCGAAAATGCCAGGCACACGGAAAGCGCCGGTCACGCCATCGCCAAAGCGGTCCACCAGGGCGGCGACGATGTCGGCATCAAAGATGCGTCCATAATTCGGGCCGGTGGCCGCGGCCAAGGTCACGTCCTGGTCAGGCTTCTGGAGATACAGGCCCACCTCCTCGACGTCACGGGCGAGCAGGCCGTAATTAATGCAGTCCGCCGCCATCTCGCTCGGGAGAGTGCGGAGATAGCCAGCGGGGGCCTTCGCCAGGGTGGCGAGTTGACCAAACGAGTAGTGGGATGGAGCGGCGGCGTTGCCGGTGACGCGGTTGACCACTTGAATACCCTTGTGATCGGTGCCCACCGGCTGTACTTCCAGTTGCTTGGTCGAGATGACCGTGCTGCGACTGCGGGCCCGGAGGGTGCGCTTATACGCCAGGATATCAGTGAGGGAAGTGAACCGCTGGTCCGCCGGGCGGCTAGCCCACTGGTTGGAAGCGGTCATCAAGGTGGAGGTGATAGCGTTCATATTGGTGGTCCTTATATATGGAGCGGGCAAAATCGCCCCCCCCCGGTGGAG